CAATAATGGAAGAAAAGAAGAAAAGTATTATGTGCGTCATTCGTGAGATGGAAAAAGACGCAAAAGAAATTTTTCCAATTTCTAATAGGACATATATCCTGAACCTAATATCTTACAGATTAAAGGATAAGGAGCCTGACAAGAAATGGGGAATTAAATCTGATAAAGATAATGGTATTGTCACTGTGACAAGAATTGAGTAACCAGCTATTTTTAGGACTATGGAAACTATTAGGGGTGAAATGGCTGAAATATTGCTGGATAATATTCTCCGTTTGTTTTCGACAGAGATATTCGGGAAAGATAAGTCAGCATACTATGTAGGGGGCGAGAAAAAGTTGATTAGTCTCATTGAGGCAGGTAAGATTGAAAGTGATAAGCCTGCAAATGTTCAGAATGGCAAATGGCATTGTAATGCTGCTCAAGTATTGCTGCATTGTCGGTGTGCAAAGAAAGTCAAACGTAAAAAACGGAAAAAATGAAAACATTGAAAATTGTTCATAACATTTTTACGGTAGTTGCCTTACTGGTAGCTATGTATATAGGTGGAGGAATCGAAGCGACAAGAGGTGATATTGCTTGGTCATATATCATATTCTTCATAGTGGTTGTGCTATTGGCTGTAAGATTCATATATGAAGATAAGAAACAAAATAAAGATAGCCTGTGAAGGTCTGCATTGCTTAATTTTATTAGTCATGATTAGCCCGGTTCGCCGGGCACTTGTCGGGGTAGCTCAATGGGTAGAGCGCATGGCGTACATTCTTGGGAGAAAAACAGAAAATTATATGGCGTTCTGATGCCTTTCAGAATAATGACTATGTTTCTAAAGGAGTACTAGAAGAGTTACATGAGGTCAGCGGTTCGAATCCGTTTCCCAGCTCAACTCTAAATGAGTTAAGTAACCCGTGAGGGTGAATATATCAAATCAATCAAAGTAGCCGGTAGTGTCCGGCTACGAATTGAAGGAATGGCGAAAGAGGCAGACGCGCTACTCAACAATAGGGAATGTCAGCCCTTAGATGTAGTGAGCATGACAACTCATCCCGGTTCGATTCCGGGTTCCTTCACAGAGATAATTCTCATTTATGTTTAACCAACAATACCGAAGTAAGGAGCTTCGTAGGGTGTGAGTCCCTTATTTATTTGATTTAAGTGTTCTACATCTATCCCGGTGTGCTCTGATCGGCTATCCGGGAGCAAAGTAACTCGTGAGAGTGAACTCATGTTTTTCATAGTATTATTATTTTTTAGAACTTGAAGTCCACATCATAGCGTTGGTGTGGCAAATACGGGGATGCGTAGTAGGATTACGTTTGATTTACAGTAGCACGTGGTAATGTAAGTATGGTACATGAAGATAGGGAGTAGCTACCCGAAAATAGTGCAAAAGGAATCAACCTTTCAGGAGTTCGAATCTCCTCATCTCCACATTTGTCGTGTTTTATTTTTGTGTTTGTGTTTCCAAGTGGACGGTTCGTGAGAATAGTTCACTTAAAACGGACGGTTAGCTTATCGGTTAAAGCTTTGTGTTGCGCAACCAATTTATAACGATTGAGACAGGTTCGATTCCTGTACCGTCCACACTTCTGATTCTATTGAAGAAGGTCTCTACACATCTCTTTACACGTGGACGTGCGACGGTGGAAACTGTTTGTGAAAACAAGTGATATAGATAGCTTTGAGTAACATTCTCCATGCGACACGGTGAGCTCTGTGTAGACTATGAAGCTTTGGCGTAATTGGTAGGCGCGCTCAATATCAGAGTTGGTTCAGTGGAAATCTGTATATGAGTATCGTAGGACCCTTCGAGAAAGTAGACACCCAGTGCAGGTTCGAGTCCTGCAAGCTTCACAAGCTCGTGAGAGTTATTTAGTAGTTTTGTCGTGTTTTATTTTGTGTGTTTGGTACATGGTTCGTGAGAATAGTGTACCTTTTTTAATTGGAGAAATGGCGGAATTGGTAGACGCAAGTATGCAGATAGATTGAAGAAAGTCATACATAGGTAATCTATCGTCCCGGTTCGAATCCGGGTTTCTCCACACCTAACCAGTTATAGATGTCGTGTCTTTATTTAGTGTTGTATCATGATAAGATGTAATGGTTCGTGAGAATAGTACATCTTTTTTTATTTGGGCGGGCAGTATTCTTGGATGAAACATTACAGAGTGCGCACAATGTAAAGAGGTCGGTTCGATACCGGCACCGTCCACATATTTAGATGTGCATAAATCAGCGGGAGCCGTACACCCTTTAAGCGTAGCCGATCCATAAGGTACATTGGACTTTTTTCATAGAAACATATGCTTTTCTGCCTGTACAATATCGTACAGGCAGTTTTTTGTTACTAAAAAAGGCGTTAAAATGGCGAAGTTTCTGTTTGCACATCTTGTCAATAAAAGATAACTTTATAGATGTAAAGAATTAAAAGTCAAACCATTAATTTCAGAATTATGAAAGAATTAGTAACCATTCAGCAAAAGCTGAAAGCCCCCAAAGGGCAGTATAATACTTTCGGTAAATACAAGTACCGTAGTTGTGAGGATATTCTTGAATCAGTGAAACCTGTTCTTGCTGAAACCAAGTGTACGTTAACTCTAAGCGATGAGATGATCGCAGTAGGTGACAGGATCTACGTAAAAGCAACTGTTACTTTGACTAATGACAAGGGAGAAAAAGAAGTGACTACTGCTTTTGCAAGGGAAGAAGAGACAAAGAAAGGAATGGATGGGAGCCAAATCACTGGGGCCTCATCTTCTTATGCAAGAAAGTACGCTCTTAACGGTCTGTTTTGCATTGATGATGCGAAAGACAGCGATTCAACCAATACTCATGAAAAGGAAGATACACAACAGCCTGCAAAAACACCTGCTAACACTGCTCCTGTATATACAGGTGCTCAATTAAAAAAGGCTATTGCTGACATGCTTGCTGTCAAAAGCAGAGCTGAACTTGAAAAAGTATGGTATGGTAATCCAGCTATGCAAAATGATAAAGAGTTTGTAAACGCCTGTATGAATATGGGCAAAATTTACCCGGCACAATGATAGAGTTAGTTAAATCGAGTGTGGTTTTCTCGGAAGAGAACCACACATATTTTCTTGGTGAAAAGCAACTAAAAGGTATTACCGGAATGATTAGCCGGCAGTTATTTCCCAATAAGTATAAGGATATTCCAGAATACATATTGAAAAGAGCTGCTGAAAAAGGTAGTCGTATTCATGGACAATGCCAGTTTGCTGATGTAACAGGATTACCACCCGAGAGTATTGAAGCTATTAATTATATCAGGGAAAGAGTAAATGCCGGATATAAGGCTTTTGCCAATGAGTACACTGTTTCAGACAATGAATATTTTGCATCGAATATTGATTGTGTTTGGGAAAAGGACGAGAAAATCAGCCTTGTCGATATCAAGACTACTGCAAGTCTTGACCGTGAGTATTTGAGTTGGCAGTTATCAATTTATGCCTATTTGTTTGAACTTCAAAATCCACTAATTAAAGTTGATAAATTGTTTGGCATTTGGTTACGTGGGGATAAGTCGGAATTAGTCGAGATTGAGCGTAAACCGGATGCAGAGGTTAAGAGATTACTGGAATGTGAGATTAAAGGTGAACACTTCTTACCTAATGCTCCTGTTCCAGCCGATGGGAAACAGCTTATTCCTATGCAATTAGTAGATACTATTATTGATATAGAGGAACAGGCAAGTTATATCGCTGAAGTGCAGAAAGGTTACAAGGAACAACTTAAAAGCGCCATGCGTGAGAACGGTGTTAAATCATGGGATGCTGGCCGGTTGCGTGTTAGCTATACTCCCTCTTCAATGGGTAAGAGTTTTGATACAAAGAAGTTTCAGGAAGATCACCCGGAACTTTATTCTCAATATTTAAAAACGTCAACTAAAGCGGATAGTATTCGTGTAACTATAAGGGAGGAAGGAAAATGAGTGTCAATAAAGTAATTCTTATAGGACGTGCCGGTAAAGATCCGGACGTGAGAACATTGGACGGTGGAGCAAAAGTAGCTTCTTTATCTTTTGCCACAACAGATAAAGCGTACACTTTGCAAAATGGAACCCAGGTACCGGAACGTACAGAATGGCATAATCTTATTTTTTGGAATAAGACTGCTGAAATAGTTGAGAAGTACGTCCATAAAGGAGATAAGTTGTATATAGAAGGTAAGTTACGTACTCGTAACTATGACGATAGCAAAGGGATTAAACGTTACATAACTGAAGTCTTTGTTGATAGTATCGAGATGCTTACACCGAAAGTTCAGCAACAGGCTGCTTCTGTGCCTCCACCATTGCCAGCGCAACAGTCTACACAGAGACAGCAACAACAAGTACAGCAGCCTGCATATCAGCAACAGCCATATCAACAGGTACCACCGCCTGATGATTTACCATTCTAAAATATGGCAGAAGCTATTCTAACAAAACAGAACGGGGTAGTCACAATGGATAAGTCGTTTGACTACCTCTGTTCCACGCTCAAAAATGGAACTTATACTGTAAGCATCAAGAGGAAGGTAGAGCCACGTACCCTGTCGCAAAATGCGCTTATGTGGTTGTGGTTTGCTTGTATTGAGAGGGAGATAGGCACGGATAAGTTGGATGTACATGATTACTATTGCCGTAAGTTTCTTCCACGGCAAATATGTATGAATGGAAATATTGTTTCGGTTGTTGGAAGCACTTCTAAATTGAATACGATCCAAATGAAAACTTTCATGGATAAGGTTCAGGCTGATGCTGCCACCGAATTAGGAATCAATTTGCCATTACCTGTTGACCAGTACTATAAAGATTTCATTAATGAATACCTGCATAGGTAAGTATTAACTAAAAGTTTAATTAAAATGGATTTGAATATTTCAAAAGCAAAATTGACCAAAAAGGGATGTCTTGAAGTGGTCTATGCAGACAAGGAGGGAAACGATATCGTTTTCAAGGGGATTAATCCTGTTCATCCGGATTTGAAGGATTCGCTAAACAAGCTCGTACCTTACATGGTAGATATTACAGAGCAGAAAGAATCCCAGTACATTAACTGGGAACGTCCGGAGTCATGTCTTGAAGATGAGTTTTTCAAAAAATTCAATGTCACTGGTGTCAGCATTGGTGGTGACTCTTCCTTTGAAGTCTGTGTGTTGACAGGTAAGCGGACCCTTATGACGAGCAAAGTCCTTAATCTTTGTTCTCCTGGTATTGGTTTCGATCCGGACAATGAATCGTATGTGCATTGTGAGGAGTTTCGTGATGCGGTTTACAATTTTTTGTATGAGGCTGAACAATATGTTACAGAGAATAAATGTTCAGAGATTCAAAGAGAATTCGAGTTTAAAGATGGTGATGACCCGTTTGAGAAGACAGATGAAGCTGCTGATGTAATGAATGAGGATGGTGATGATAATGAGATACGCTCAACTGTTGAACATCAAGAATTAGTATTAGAGCCTGCTTCATGAAACCAATCTATGTGACTAAGACGCCCAATCTGTACCGGATTCAGTTCGAGTATCATCCAAAGTTGGTCGAGGTCATAAAGATGATACCAAGTAAGCCACGCTACGACGGAACAGACCGGGCGTGGCTTGTTAGTATCAATGATGCGCGTTATCCTGTTGGACGTGATGCCAATTGGTATGTGAGAGCTTTTTCGCAGTGGGCTGTTCAGATGCGTTATTGTTCTACTGTCAAGGAACGTGAGGTTACTGAAGATATAAATTATGATATTCCTCCGATGAAGCCTTTTGTCGGTGAACACTATATGTTACTTCAACCTTACGAGTATCAACTTGAGGGAGTACAGTATGCAATAGAGCACAAACGCTGTTTTTTCGGTGACCAGCCCGGGTTAGGTAAAACGTTGCAAGCTATATGTGCAGTTGTTAAAGCACATAGAGAAGCGCCTATATACGGTGAATCTTTTCCAGTACTTGTAGTTTGCCCTGCTGCATTGAAAGTCAACTGGCAACGTGAATTCAAGAAATTCGCAGGGATTAACGCCATTATACTTGATGACAGAAACCGCCAGTCCTGGCAATCTTTTTATGAGTGTAAGAAGTCTGATGGCAGCCCACTTTGTGAGGTATTCATTACGAATTATGAATCACTGAATAAGTTTTTTGTGAGGTCTGTAAATAAGGAATCTAAGTTCACAATGAAAAGTATTGCTTTCGATCAGCGTGTCTCTTTGTTCAGGTCTGTTATCATTGACGAATCTCATAAATGTAAATCAAGTAAGACGCAGCAAGGAAAGTTTGTAGAAGGTATCTGCAAAGGAAAACGATATGTATTCGCATTGACCGGTACTCCTGTTGTCAACAATAATACAGACTTGATACAACAATTGAAAATATTAGGTCGATTAGAGGACTTTGGAGGTTATAGCCGGTATGTTGAAAGATATTGTGATGGTCCTAAACAGGCATCCAACGTTAAGGAACTGAATTGGCGGTTATGGAATACTTGTTTCTTCCGTCGTGAGAAGTCGAAAGTACTAACACAACTTCCGGACAAGACTCGTCAATACTTGACAGTTGATATCACTACCACCAAAGAATACAAAGCTGCCGAGGCTGATATGGTAAAATACTTGAAGAAATACAAGAACGCTTCGGATGAGCAGGTGCAGAAATCAATGAATGGTGCCGTCATGGTGCAGATGCAACTTTTAAAGCAGATATCTGCCAGAGGTAAAATCAAGGCAGTCTGTGAATTTGTCCATGATGTTATCGACGGTGGTGAGAAGCTGATACTTTTCGGTTACTTGAAAGAAGTTGTAGCAGAATTGAAAAAGGAATTTCCTAAAGCTGTTACTGTGACAGGTTCCGATAATGTCAACCAAAAGCAATATGCCGTTGATTCTTTCCAAAATAATCCCGATTGCAAGCTGATTATTCTAAACTTCAAATCGGGTGGTACCGGGCTTACTTTGACGGCTGCCAGTCGAGTAGCATTTATTGAATTCCCATGGACATTCAGTGATTGTGAACAGGCAGAGGATAGAGCACATCGTAACGGCCAAAAGAACAACGTAAACTGCTATTACTTCTTAGGTAAGGATACTATCGACAAATATATGTATGATGTGATTCAGACTAAGAAGAACATAGCCAACGGTGTTACCGGTACGGACGATCAAGTAGAAGAGAATATGGTGAATCTTGCAATGGACTTGTTTAGAGATAAATTATGAAGCCATTTAGATTAGTTATAAATGAGCAGAAAACTCATATTCAGGAATACAAGAAAGAAATGTTGTTCGGTCCTGAATGGGAGACCATAATATCCTTTGTCGGTTGTAGGAACAGGTGTAAACAAATCGTTGACCTTCTAAATGAATGTGCTACGATTTCAAAAAACAAGCAGAAAAATGACTGAAGAAGATATTCGTAAATTGGAGGTGAAATATTCTGAAACCAAGATACAACACATTTGTGTAACTTGGTTCAGAGAAACGTTTCCCAATGTAGGCTCTTTACTCTTTGCTATACCAAACGGCGGTGTCAGAACAAAGAAAAGCGGTGCTATGCGTAAATATGAAGGTGCCATTGCTGGTGTTGCTGACTTGATTTTGCTTTTTCCTCGCGGTGGTAAGAGCAGTCTTTGCATAGAGATGAAAGCTCCACGTGTAAAAGGTAAACGTGCCGGAACGCAGTCTGATGAGCAAAAAGAGTGGCAGGCATTAGTCGAGAAATATGGTAGTGTATATGTCGTTTGTCATGGGTTGATTGAGTTCATTAATAGCGTTTGCTATTATCTGAAAGCTGATCCTCAACCTTATATAAACAATGTCTTACGGAATTATTATAAATTGATATGACTTATATTGAACTTATCAATAGGTTTTGGGAACTTGACGAAAGCTGGCAATTTTCCTGCTGTGAAACGAGGCTTTATTTTTACTTACTAAAAATTGCGAATCGTTTAGGCTGGGAGGATAACTGGACACGTAGTGATACAAAGGTGTCATCTGACGTGGGAGTGTCTGTAAAAGTATTCAAGTCCGCCCGAAATAGATTAGTTCAAGCAGGTCTTATTGAATGTAAGCAAGGCAATGGAAGAGGCAATAAATCAACGTATTCTATAAAAGGTGTACAAAAAGGTATGCAAAATATACCACCTTTACGGTACCCTTTAGGTACACCTTTAGGTACACCTTTAGGGCACCCTTTAGGTACACCTTTTCAAGAAAGCTCCCCCATACCCCCTAAAGAAGAATATAAGACAGAGACAAAGACAAAGAAAGAACCCCCTAAAGGGGGTAAGAAAGAAAGTAGCTCTGGCGAGCTTTTCCCACCCTCTAAACCGGAGAAACCTAAAAGAGTTGCAAAAGAATTTATAGCTCCCACGCTTGATGAGGTTATTCAACACTTCATCAAGCAAAATGCTCCTGAACGGTTAGATGATTGGCAAGAGCAAGCAGAAATATTCTTCAATCACTTTGACTCGATAGGATGGAAGAATGCCAATGGAGTGAAAATAGAGCGGTGGGATTCCAAAGCAAATCTTTGGATATTGGATCGTATTCGTGAAAATCGAAAAAATGAATTAGACCATGACGGAAGAGGAAAAGAATTTATCAAGCAAACTTCAAAATTTGATGGAGAAGGAAGCCGGCAAGCGCAAGCTGACACTCCAACAGATAGAGAATCTGATACAAAGGCACAAAGAAAGTATTCAGAACGTTTCTGAATATGACTTAACTGACACGCAAGAGTATTACAACCATTGGAATTTAATATCTAACCTTGGTACAGATTATACAGAACGTGAGTTTAGAAAATTTGATGTTGATGATAACAACTCTAAACTAATTCAGTTTCTTCTGTACTACTTCAACGGATGCCGGTATGCTCAAAATGTGTTTCCAGAAGAGAATTACAAGGTGCATAAGAATCTTTTGCTTGTTGGTGAACCTGGTACCGGGAAAACAATGTTGATGCAGGTTTTTGCAGATTATTTGAAACTCACTTGTAACCCCAATGCTTTTGAAAACTTGTCTGTTACTCAAATGATGAATTATTATAAAATTCACGGGCATATTGACTTGTACACTTACAATGAGAATCAATCCAAAGGATTTAAACCAAATCCCTTTAATATCTGCTTGAATGATATCGGTTTGGAAACGGAAAATCAAAAATCGTATGGTACCAGCCTCGATTCGGTTATTGATGAATTTCTTTATGCCCGGTATGAGATTTTTCAGCAATACGGCAAGAAGTATCATATAACATCTAATCTTGGCATAGCCGAATTTAAGAAACGTTTCGGACCAAGATTAGTGGATCGCTTTAAAACGTTTAATGTTCTTCCTTTGTGTGGCGAGAGCCGTAGAATATAGCTACTATGAAAGTAATAATTTACTGGGTTACTAAAGATCCGGATAAAATTGCTCGTATCAGAGAGCGTTTCGGCATTGGAACTTATCGAAGTGTGAACGGTGAAACACCTGCTGAAATACGAGAAGAAGATATGGAACTTCTTCGGGAAACGGAAAGACGTGGCTTCATTCAAATACGGAATAAGCTCCAATAAAAATGGCGTTAAAATGGCGAAGTTTCTGTTTGCATAACTTGTCATTTTACGATAACTTTACTGATGTAATAAACTAAAAGTCAAACCAATATAATTAAATTATGGAAGTACAAAACATTAGAATTGACCTTATCAGTCCTTCTCCTTTGAATCCGAGAAAGACTTTTGATGAAGCAGCTCTTCAAGAGCTTGCAAGTAACATTGAGAAACAGGGCTTATTGCAGCCTATCACTGTCAGAGTAGCCAAATCCGAAGATGTGACTGACTTGGAGACTGGTGATGTCACAACAATTCCCTGTTCGTATGAGATTGTTTGTGGTGAGCGCCGCTTCCGTGCTGTATCACTATTGAAAGAGAAGGAAGATAAAGAGAATGTTGCTAAAATCAAGGCCCACCGGAAAAAGTCCGAGCAATTTCAAACAATCTCCTGCATTGTCAGAGAGATGACAGATGATGAGGCTTTTGAAGCAATGATTACCGAGAATCTTCAAAGAAAAGATGTTGATCCCATCGAAGAAGCTTTTGCTTTTGCACAGTTGACTGAGAAAGGACGGACTTTGGAAGATATCGCTCTTAAATTCGGAAAGTCTACTCGCTTTGTTTTTGATCGTATAAAGCTAAATGGTCTTATTCCGGAACTTAAAGATCGTGTAAGAAATGGAGATATACCATTATCCGGTGCTATGATTCTTTCTAAATTGGAAGATAGCTCGCAAATGGAATTTCATACAGGGAATCCGAACCAGTGCAGTACAGATATGATTCGAAGGTTTGTTGGCAGTTCTTTTCTTGAAATTGATAAAGCTGATTGGATTGAAGAAAATGCAGATAATTGGGATAACGGGGAATTTAAACCATGCGCACAATGTGAGAACAACACTGTCAATCACGGTTGTCTATTCTATGAAATGAATAATAAAAATGCAAGATGCATCAATCCTGATTGCTTTAGAAAAAAACAGATAGCTTATCTGATACGTAAAATTCAACTTGAAAGTGATTTCCTTGTTAAAGCTGGTGAACCGCTTTCATTCGGGAAAACAGTTATAATGGAGACTAAACTTGACACTTATTGCAGTGATTCGAGAAAAGCTTTCTTAGAACAAACACTCAACGCTGTTAGAAGTCTTGGATTTGAAATGATAAATCCGGATGAAGTATTTAAGGGTAAGTGTTGGTATGCTGAAAATGATGAGCGTACTCAAAAAATGCTTGAGGATGGTGAGATTTATCGTTGTATATCATTGTGGAATTATTATTGTCCTGAATTTGATGTAGAATACTACTATATAAGAAAAGAGCTATCTTCCAGTACTTCAGCTCTTGCAGATCCTAAAGATATAGAGAGGGAGAAGATAAACGAGAAATTGAAGAAAGCTAAGGATAAGGTAATCGAGAAGAGTTCTGAAACTATGAGAAAATGGGCACAGGAAAAGCCCTATTATAAGCGTAATAAAGAGTTATCCGTTGATGAACAAACTGTGTTCGATGTAATGATTCTCCGGAATTGTAGTAGTAAATATTTGGAAACACTAAAACTTTCTACTTATAAGAAAGAGTCTGATTTTGTTAAATATGTGAAGAACAACCAAGCTGATCGTAATCAATGGTATCGCGCTTTTATTGCTAACAATCTTTCAAGCAATGATGTGATGTTCTATCCGTATATGCAGAAATGCCAAAACATTCTCTTTGCAGAACAATATCCTGATGATTACACTGAACTTGGTAAGCAGCTTGCTACTTCTTTCGACAAGAAACAAAAGAAACTCAATGAGAGATTGAAAGAACTTGAAAACGATAACACAGAGGAAGCCTAACGGTTTCCTCTCTTTATTGATATGCTTATGAGAACTTGGACTAATGAGCAACTCGCTATACTTGATAGCGAGTATCCAACTGCTAATTTAAAAGAGCTTGCTGGTCGCCTGGACAAAACACCTGAAGCTGTGAAGGCAAAAGCCTTAATACGTAAATTAAAACGTTCTCCAGATGTGAGGGTTTGGAGTCCGGAGAAAAGGCAAAAATTGAGAGTTCTTTATCCTGACCACACCAACCTTGAAATAGCTTCTATACTTGGTTCAACTGAAAGTGCTGTTTCCGGCATGGCTTTCAAATTAAAATTAAGAAAGTCTGCCGAGTTCTTATTCGAACATTCTTCAAAAGGTTTCTTTTCCAAAGGGCACCAACCTATGAATAAAGGACTCAAGCAATCTGAATATATGTCTGATGCTCAAATTGAAAAAACGAAAGCTACACGTTTCAAGAAGGGATGTATCCCAAAGAACCATAAAGAGGTTGGATATGAACGTGTAAATCGTGACGGTTACATTGAGGTAAAGACTGCTGAACCGAATGTTTTTGAATTGAAACATCGCCTCGTGTGGATTGAGTATAATGGAGAGATACCTCCTGGTTATAATATTCAGTTTAAAGATGGCAATAAGCAAAATATTTGCATTGAGAACCTATATATGATTAGTCGCTCTGAACAAATGAAAACCCAAAACTCAATGTATGCCCGGTACCCGGAAGATGTTCAGTACCTCATCAAGCTAAAAGGAGCTTTGAATAGACAAATTAATAAAGCAACAAAAAAGAATGAATCATGAGTGATAATGCAATAGATAGATTAAAGGAAATGGTTAACAAACCGTTCCTTTATCAGAATGAAGAAATTGTAATTCTCAACTACTGTGACGGTACCGGTGATGATGGAACCGAAGTTGAGATATACTTGAATAATGGCAAAGTTCTAATATTTAGTATGTTTGATTTAGCTTCCAAATTGAACCGTTTCCGGTCGATAACAAATACAGTTGTTGTGTTGGCAAATGAACGGTTGAATAAGGTATCTACTGTTAATCCTACTATCTTACAGGATATGAGAGACTTGGTTTTACAACAAATAAAGGACGTGAAAGAAGATCCTAATAAAGTAAATCAGGCAAAACAGGTTTTTCAAGGTGTCAATACTCTTATTAACCTTGCTAAAACAGAACTGGAATACAGGAAATATTTGGATACAACGGACCCTCTAAATAAGTAATTGCATGTTGACAGATAAAGAAAGAGAGGTCATTGAAGTTTCCTGTAAACTGCATAACTTATTTTGTAATCTCCCTGTGTTTCATGTATCAGATATCAGAGAGGAAGTTATACATATTCATGCGATCCAAAATATGATAATGGCTCGTGAAGCTTACAGGAGCAATCCGAAAATGTTCCCTGTTAAGAATGGGAATCCCAGTAATATGCCAATAGGTATTCTTACTACTACTCCCATGAATTTTGTGAGTTTTGATAATATTCCTATGGCCAGTGAAAAACGTATTCATCCCCAAAAGTATAGAATGAAAAAATTAAGAATAAAAAAAGTAAATGCTACTTACTTTAGTCTTTCTAAATATATGCGTTTAGAAGGGCAATTTCAAGCAAAGAACTTCCAGACTGCCTATTTCTTGCAAGTTAGGATATTAGGTCTTTGGTTTACAATTCAAACGTATATCTCTATTGATAGTAATTACGCTTTGCTTTGTGCAACCGAAGCAATGGAAAAGCTACAAGAAAAACTCTAATTACTGTGTGTATGTACAAAAGAATCATTTATAGGCTTCATATAAGGGATCAACCTGTCTAAGACAGTGTGAGATTATTATTAGTCTAACAATTTAACCTAATCATTTATGATAACATTGAATAAGTTGGCTCCTAAAATTTTAAAGATTATAGAGCGCCGCTTTCATCTGAATGATAATACTTCTAAAAAGGCTTTTAGTTTAAAAATATCTGCTGCCTGGAGGAAGTTTGATGAATTATCAGAATTACCATGTGACGATATAAAAGACCATTCGGAGTATAAGAAAAGAGCTGCTGATATTATAATAGTTACTGTTGCTTTTCTAAAACATTACGGATGTAAGGATATCGAGGGTGAAATTAAGAGAGCAATAGATTTGCTTTCTGATGAGTCAGAAAGATGTGATTAAGGTGTTGTTACTGACTGTTTGTGTTGTTGATTTTAATGCAGTTTGTTATGGTAGAGACAATTCAAGTCTGCCTGCTGACTGTTTGTGTTGTTGATTTTAATGCAGTTTGTTATGACAGAGACAATTCAAGTCTGCCTACTTGATTTTAACAAAGGGCAGCTCACGGGATTACCAAAGAATCCGCGTTTTTTCCGTGATTATCGCTTCGAAGCAATGAAGAAGAGCATTCAGGATTCGCCTGAAATGCTTGAACTTAGGGAACTTATAATATTTCCCTATAATGATGGCCGGTATATTGTCGTTTGTGGCAATCTACGTCTACGTGCCTGTAAGGAACTTGGTTACAAAGAGCTTCCATGTAAGGTTCTGGCACCTGATACCCCTGTTAAGAAGTTGAGAGAGTATGCTACAAAGGATAACGTCAATTTCGGTGAGAATGATTTGGACGTTATGGAAAATGAGTGGAATAAAGCAGAGCTCCAAGACTGGGGTATCGAGTTCGGACCGGAGAAGAAAGAGGACGAATTTAAAGAACGTTTCGACGCCATTACGGATGATACAGCCATTTATCCTCTTATTCCAAAGTATGATGAAAAACATGAGCTATTTATCATTACTTCAAGCAATGAGGTTGATAGTAACTGGCTCCGTGAAAGGCTGGATATGCAGCACATGAAGTCGTACAAAACTGGAAAAGTAAGTAAGAGTAATGTAATTGATATAAAAGACGTTCGCCATGCCCTGCAAAATAGTAATACCAAGTCATAAGCGACATGACCGGGTGTTCGCTAAAAAGTTGGTGAACGATCCCATCATTTGCGTTGCTGAAAGTCAAGCTGACTTGTACCAGCAGTTTAATCCGGAGTGTGAAATAGTAACTCATCCGGACGATGTAATCGGCCTCATCCCTAAACGTAATTGGATGGCGAAACATTTTGGTGAGCTCTTCATGCTCGATGATGATGTTCATGCCTGTAAAGCGATCTATGCAGAAAAAGGTGAACCCTGTCGGGTGAAAGACAAGGATAGGATTACTAATATCATTCAGTCATTATTTGAGATGGCTGGTATGATGGATGTTCATCTTTTCGGCTTCACTTCTCGAATATCACCTGTGATGTACGACGAAACTGGCTTTCTTTCTCTCTCTAAAATGATAACCGGTTGCAGTTATGGAGTAATCTATAACAAGAATACTTGGTGGAATGAAGAGATACGTTTGAAAGAAGATTTTTGGATTTCCTGTTATATGAAGTACAAAGAGCGTAAGATTTTAACCGATCTGCGTTATAATTTTGAGCAAAAGAGCACATTTGTGAACGCTGGTGGGCTTGCTTCGATCAGGAATCAGGAAGAAGAGCGCAAATCTATTCTTTTCATCAAAAAGAACTTCGGGGATAGTATCCAGCTCAAGAGTGCGACGAATAATGGAAAGGATAAGACGAAGCAGCTTGTACAGTATAACATATCCTGCAAATTCAAGTTCTAATAGTCTGTAAAAAAGGCGTTTAAATGGCGTTCATTCTGTTTGCTATATCCGTCTTTTTTAGCTAAATTTACTGATGTAATCAATTAAAAGTCAAACCATTAAATTAGAATTATGATAATTAGAACAGTTTGCGGATATGATTTCTTTGAGGTGAGTTCTGCAATGCAAAAAGCGATCCGGCGAGCCGATACCGGGGTAGCCGGCTTTTTTGCCTTGGAATTATGGGCGAGTGGATACCGCGACTATGTGTGGAAGCGTCTATATACCATTAGTGCAGAAGATTGTTTCGGTATCATTACGAAAGAAATAGAAGCATTGTGGCAAGGTCATGAGCTTGTAAATAAGAATGCTACCGAACCAAAGGGGCGGATATTTGTCAGCAAGGCGGTTATTCTTCTTTGTGAATGTAGGAAGAACCGGGATGCAGATCATTTGCAGAACTTCATTTATGACAGAAGAGATGTTGACATAGAAAAATGGATAGATGAAGTTAGGCGTTATCCTATTCCTATTCCAGCTTATACATTCGATGTGCATACTAGAAAGGGGAAGAAACAAGGGAGGAGCAAAGAAGAATTCTTCAGAGAAGAGTACAAAGCATTACAGCCTCGTGTTCCTGGCTTGTTCGATGATTTGATATCTACCGATTAACCGAAGTAATTTAATGATGAGACCACAGCTACTTGGTCGTGGTTTCATCGTTTATATAAGTCAAACCAATTTAATTTAAGAGAAAATGAATACGTATTACAAATTTGCGCCAAATGTATTCTTGGCAAAGTGTGATGAGAAACACGAAAAAGGTGAAACTATCGAAGTCACTACTAAGTACGGTAAGGAGAACGAAAGTATAGTATTTAATTTAATCTTCGAAAAAGATGGATTTTACTATTACTCCATTGTTAGAGCTGACGGCTTTAATGCTCAAGAATGGGCGAAGCGACGAGCAGAACGTCGCAGGGAGTGGGCTGCATCTGCTGTACAGAGAAGTAATGAATACTATAATAAGTCCAACAAAGATAAAGATTTTCTTTCCCTTGGTGAACCTATAAAAGTAGGACATCATAGCGAAAAGCGACATAGAAAAGCGATAGACGATGCTTGGAACAATATGGGTAAAAGTGTTCAGTTTGACGAAAAAGCAGCAGAACACGAAAGTAAAGCAGAATATTGGGATAAAAGAGCTAATACCATAAATTTGTCAATGCCTGAAAGCATAGATTTCTATGAACATAAATTAGAGGTCGCAAAAGAGTATCATGAAGGTGTTAAATCTGGGAAGTATCCACGTATGCACTCTTACACTTTAACTTATGCTAAGAAAGATGTAAACGAAGCTCAAAAGAATTATGACCTTGCAGTAAAGCTGTGGGGAGATATTTAATAGTCTTTGAACTACCTCAAACAATACAGTTATGGGAGAATTATCAAGAGAAACCTCATTACAAAGGGTAATGAGGGCTTCAGGTCGTGTGCCTGTACAATGTTCATGTAGTATTTGTAAACAGCAATGTAATACACCATGTTTAGGAACCCCAGATGATATTGAGAAGATTATTGATGCCGGATATTCTGATAGATTAGCTTTAACTCAATGGGCTGCCGGAATGTTATTAGGTGTTACCACTTCGATTATACCTATGATTCAGCCCGTTGTAGGCAAAGAGTATTGTGCTTTCTTCGAGAATGGTCTTTGTATTCTGCACGATAAAGGTTTGAAGCCCACAGAGGGGCGTTTATCTCACCATACGGTTAAAAAAGATAACTTCAATCCATTTATGAGCATTGCTTGGAATGTGGCAAAGGAATGGCTTATGTTTGAAAATACAGAAGTTATTTTCCGTGTACTAACTAAGTTTGTTAAGGAGAGAAAGTTATGAGTGCACATTCATCTGTACGTGTTGACTGCGTGGCCTTTGCGAAATGTGGTGTGAAATCCCTCTCTCATTGTCGGCGATATCGTGGTGAAGATAATTATTGTAAGGGATGTACTCTTATTCGTCGTAAACCTCGAAATAGAAAGTTTGATGCAGGTGGTAGAGAGATGAAAAAATGTACCCATTGCGGGCATTATTTCTATCTCAATCGGTTTTACGTAAATACGATTACTTCGCATGGAAAGAAATACCGCTGTTTGTCGTCATGGTGCCGTATGTGTATGTCACAGGTTAATAGCGAGAGGGCAAAGCAAAAAAAAGGACTTACCTAATAATAAATTTCTTGTATGAAATATTATGCTTCAGTTAGTTTTGGTAAGGATTCTTTAGCAATGCTTTTTATGTTAATAGAAAAGGGGTATCAGTTGGATGAGGTCGTTTTCTATGATACTGGTATGGAGTTTCGGGCAATTTATAATACTCGCAACGCTGTTCTCCCAATTCTTAAAAAACATGGCATTAAATATACAGAACTGCATCCGGAGCAACCTTTTCTTTGGACTATGTTTGAGAGACCGGTTAAGAAAAGAGGGACCAATATTATCCATAAAAAAGGATATAGTTGGTGTGGGGGAACATGCCGGTGGGGAACGAGTGAAAAACTTCGTGCGTTGAAAGATCACACAAAAGATGGAATTGATTATGTCGGTATTGCTGCCGATGAGACCCATCGCTTTGAAAAGGAAAATCGGCCTAATCGGGTTTTACCACTTCGTGATTGGGGCATTACTGAAGCAGATGCGCTTCAGTATTGTTACACAAAAGGATTTGTTTGGCATGAGGATGGAGTAAGGCTATATGAACTGCTTGATCGTGTGAGTTGCTGGTGTTGTGGAAATAAGAACTTGAAGGAGTTGAAGAATATGTATTTGTACCTTCCATGGTATTGGAAAAAGCTAAAAGAACTTCAGCTAAACACTGATAGGCCTTATCGGCGTAATAGTGGAGAAACCATTTTTGATTTAGAGGAAAGATTTAAACGTGAAATGCAACAAAAATAGTTATTATGATACCCTTATGTATAAATGGAAAAGATTATTATGATCGAGAAGAAGCATATGCTGCTTGGTTTGAAGAATGGTTAATGAAACAGGATTTTGAGCAGGATCTTATTGATCGAGAGCTGGAGCTTGAATATCGAAAGACTCATCCAGATTGGAATACTCCTTATGTGATGTATGGTGTTCGTCAAAAACATAAGTGTATCCAAAAGAATGAAATTGCCGTGTTTTATGACTTGTTACCGAGACAAAAACGTGCTCGTACTGCTGAAACACATTGGTATAAAGTATTGTATAAGAGAAAGGCCACTCCTGAAGAAGTTGAGTCACTCAAGGTTGGGGAATATACCCGTAGATATTTGGTGTATTCCCTGTTTATTGAGAAGAAAATGACTCTTGACAAGGCTTTGTCTCTTATAGTTGCCGATGATAAATTATTAGGCATTGCTGATAATACCATCTCTGAAATTGTAACAGCCTTTGAGACTTTCTTTAAGCGTAAATTTAGAATTTATAAACCCGAGTTTACAACTCAACTTAATTTATTTACAGATTAATATGAAAACAACAATTGTTTCATGTGTGATTTTGCTTGTGTTCCTGCTATATGTAGGGCATTTGTCTATAACAATCAAACCGTTTACAGTTCAGCTTCCGTACTGGCATCGTTCGCTCGGACTGTTTCTGTTGATCCTCTCTTTTATAGTATATAATGCCGGTGAACGTGCAAAAGGGTACATTGATGGAATGATGGAATGAAAGAAGGGGAAAGAATTGTACTTGAATTGTTGAAGAAAAAGACCGAATGAAAATGGCGTTAAAATGGCGAAGTTTCTGTTTGTTAAAATTGTCAACAACGATTACCTTTATAGATGTAAAGAATTAAGGGTCAAACCAATAACTTGGAATTATGAATAAAGTGATTTTAAACGAACAAAAGATAATTGATAATATAACAGAAGGTTATCCTGTTACAGTTACACGGGAAGATGGTTTCAGATATATTATTAGCATGGAGCGTAAACGAGGTGAAGAAGTGTATTCATATCAGTTTGGACGCATTAAAAGAGAATTTGACTCTTTCGATAGTTTGGAAAATGCACTTAGTTCATATGAATTTACAGAGGTTATTTTTTAATACAAGAAAAAGAATGAGGAAAGAAGGCATAAAAAGACAGGATTTTGGATGTTGTCCTGGTCATGATAAATTTCCCAATTATACCTACAATACCCGTGCTTCAAAGAAAGCCAAACGACGAACAGATCAACTTGCTAATATGCGTGCAAGACGTTGGGCGAAACGGGAATTATTAATTGAATTAGAACTATTGATTAATGACTAACAAGATAAGAAAGGAATGATTATGGGATGGGGATTTTTTATATGTCAAACTGATTGTAAGAACCGAAAAAGACTATCCGAATTTTGGTTACACAAAAATTTTATCGGTGTACATTATCATGGCTGGGTTGATTTAAACCAGAAGAAATTAGCAGAATCGTGTACAAGGCATAGAAAGTTTAAAGATAACTACTACGTAGCAATGGAAACTATAATACCATTCTATGTAATTAGAAAGATTATATTTTCTCCACGAGTTCTTTGGGAATTAACAAAGTGGTTTATCAGAGCTTGGAGATATAATAATCGGAATAAATAATTCTCATAAGAAAAATGATGAACATTGGAATTGTAGATGTAGACGGTCATCACTTCCCTAACTTCGCTCTTATGCGTGCATCTGCATATCATAAGGCGAGAGGTGACCAAGTGGAATGGGCTACCCCTTTCAGTCAATATGATAAAGTAATGGCAAGCAAAGTATTTACTTTCACTCCTGATTTTAATTACTTGACCTTACAAGCTGATATTATAGAGAAAGGCGGTACTGGGTATGACATTGCAAGCAGGCTTTCTGATGATGTGGAAAACAGTTTGTTGATGGATTACTCCATTTATCCCCAGTATCCTTTCTCTATTCAGTTCTTTAGCCGGGGCTGCATCCGTAAATGTCCGTTTTGTTTGGTTCGTGAAAAAGAAGGATATATCCGGGCAGTAGAACCAGTTGAGTTGAATCCTAAAGGAGAATGGATCGAGGTGTTAGATAACAATTTTTTTGCAAATCCCGAATGGAGAGATGCCATTAATTATCTGCAAAAGAAAAATCAGATGGTCAATTTACATGGTGTTGATGTCAGGATCATGAATGAGGAGCAAGCATTTTATTTGAGTAAGCTGAAATTGAAAAGAAGAATCCATATTGCATGGGATTTACCGGAGATTGACCTTACAGAAAAGTTGAGAGAAGTTACTAAATATATCAAGCCTCGTAATTTGTCTTGTTATGTCTTAGTAGGTTTTAACTCTACAGTAGAACAGGATATGTATCGATTAAATAGGCTTAAAGAGTTAGGAATTTCTCCTTTTGTACAGCCATACCGGGACTTTAATAATAACCGCAAACCTACTTTATATGAAAAGGATATTGCACAATGGGCTAACAAGCATCAGATATTTAAGACCTGCGATTTTGCAGACTTCTCACCAAGAAAAGGATTTAAATGTAATTATTATTTAAATCGATAAAGAGATAATTAAAATATACCTGAAAGATAATATTGATTATTTTGATATACTATTTAGTTTTTTTACATCTTTCCAGAATACAATGAAATCTTTTGCTAAAGTATCAACGACTTGAGGCTGGTTAAACATATATTTATAAAATTCGTTGTCAGTAGATGAAGAAACCGTATTCTTAAATGCTGAATTCTTTATATTATTCAATAGGATAATTTGTTCTTCAGAAAGATAATCTAAATAGTTAAGTGTTTCATCAATAGCTTTATCAATTATTTGCAATGATTGATTTATTGTGAATAAAATTTTAGTATTTGTTTCTGGCAAAACTTGTTTCGCAACATTTGAAATATCAAAAATCGTTGATCTTTTAAAAAGATTCAATAAATCATTTTCATTATTTCTATCCAAATTCACATTTTCAATTTGCTCAATCGTTAAATTGATTGATGATGGATCATATGCAAAGATGATCGTTTGTGTACCTTTTGAAATAATATTTATTCTATCTTTGATGACAAGATTAATTTTTCTTTTTCTCAAATAGAAAGGTATAGTTGTTACCAAAAAGTAAAAAAAAGCTCCAGCGATATAACTATATGATAAATTAATTAATATGCTATTTATATTTTGAGCATTTGTAAATGAACCTAATTTGAGACTTTGTATATCTAACCCAATAACTAAAATGATGATTAAAGCCAAGAGCGTTATTACAGATATGGTAATGTTTATGAATCGTTTCATATTATTAGATGTTTTTGCAAATAAACAAAAAAATGATGAAATCTCCAAATGTATATAGTAATGAAATAAATAGGATATAATAATCTATTGCGAACATAGTGGTTAGCTGTGGATTATATTTCCAATATCTTCATCATTATCAACATACATTTTGATGTACTTTCTTAATAGGGTTGGGGTATTGGCACATTCATCTGTTTTAATTATTTGGAGATTATTCAATCCATATAAAGATGTCAAATTCCAGTTTGTCATTTCTTGTAGTGAGCGTTTTATCTCAATTTCTGATTTTGCGTCTTTAGTGAATATTGTAATATTCTTCTTTTGAGGATTAGTAGATGAAGATTGCCTTTCAAAAAAGGCTTTAAAATATTGGCTGTCATTTATGCCTAATGAATGCCCAAATATTGTAATATCATCAGCATCCATTAAATCATATACCATAGCAGGAGGATTATACTGAGAATCAAATGATTTTTGTATGAAGTCATAGTTATGAGCAATTTTCTCATCTTTTGTTCCTAATATAATATTTCCATCTAAGATACATCCATGTACATAGTTTATTGTATCATTAAACTCCATTGCAAAACTGGAATTAGGAGCTACTTCACTAAAACTCGTGTAGTTAAAAGAATATATGACAATTTGATCATTTGATTTATTCTGCATAAATGCTCTTGCGACAATTGCAGCTATAGAATTTTCGTTAATAGTTTCTTGTTGCACTTTTATGAGATATTGTATTAATCCATTTTTTATGAGTTGTAAGGCTTTTTGGTCTCGTTCAATAGGAGGATTTAATATATCTTCATGCGAGAAACTGATATAACAAGAAAAGCGTGGCAAGATTAATATTCCGTTTTTTAACAGATTATTAACAATGTCTACATTAGATTTTATACATTCATAAAATTCTGTGACTGGTCCATTTGCTTGAATTTGTTCTAAAACGTTCCTTTCTTTATCGTTGTATAGGTCTATTATTTGCCCATTATTGTTTTTGATTCTTATATAATAATTGTATAACTCATTCTCCAAATCATACCATTTTACAGCATCTAAATTATCGTTCCATTTGTCATTTAAATGTTTGATTAAAGGAGATGGGTAGTCTTTAGGACAAAATTCAGATTGGCAAAAGTCCTTGTATGAAGTCTTTCTGCCTAAACAAAGGTCAAATCCGTTACCTATTATCAGAACTCTTTTTCTGTCTTTATTCATATTGCAAAGGTAAGGAAAGATTGTAATAATAAGAACTGAAATTTATATAATTGTTGAACCTTTGGTGTATTGTTTATTCGATACACCTTTATTTTTTTGTGATGATGAGAAAAATGATTGTAACTGGCAGTGAGGGTTTTATAGGTAAAGCCCTTTGCCGAGAATTAGTAAAAAGAGGTATTGAAGTCATAGGACTTGACCGAAAGTGCGGTACTGAAGCTACGAAAGTATGCGAGTATCTAAAGAATGAGGATATTGATTGTGTGTTCCATTTAGCGGCACAAACAAGCGTGTTTAATGGAAACCTGGAACAAATCAGGAAAGATAACATTGATACCTTCATGCGAGTTGCTGATGCCTGTAACCAGTATCATGTAAAGTTAGTGTATGCCAGTTCGTCAACAGCGAATCCGGAGAATACTACTTCCATGTATGGAATAAGTAAGTATTTTGATGAGCAGTACGCATCTGTCTATTGTAAGACTGCTACCGGATGCCGACTGCATAATGTATATTCACCAAACCCACGTGAAAGAACTCTTCTCTGGTTCCTGCTTAATGAGGAAAAGGTGTCATTATACAATTGCGGTCAGAATATCCGGTGCTTTACTTATATGGATGATGTTGTCGAAGGTCTTATCTATGCGATAGGATGTAACCGTCAGCTAATCAACATCTGTAATGTACAACCGGTGACTACGATGTATTTTGCTACTTTAGTAAAATACTATAAACTGCTTGGAATTGAGCTAATTAATGAAAAACGGGATTTTGACAATTTGGAGCAGTCGGTGAACCGGGATATCTATTTAGTACCTTTGTCTTACACATCTGTCGAGGACGGAGTAAAGAAGATCTTTGATGAAAGGAAAGGGAAAGATATGTCGTATTGATGACTGGGATAAGCCGGAAGCGGTGAAATATAAGAGCTGGTCTCATCAGGAACGGTTATGTGATCTGAAAGAAAAGGTATCACTTCATAAAAAGGGTGATATCTATTACATCTCCCAGTTCACCCGTTCCAAGACTGGTACCAGCTTTTCAGAAATTAAACAGTCGGAGGAACTTGCATCATTCTTTGCAGAGAGAGCGTGTGAGTTTCTCCACCGCTTCATAGTAGGGGGATATGAAGGATGGTGTATAGTCACCACACCGCGACGGAGACACAACGAGGGCTTTCATTTTTCAACCTCTATCTGTACGAAAATTGCGGGGGCGGTGAAAATACCATTCTATGAGAATGCAATCCAGTGCCTAACTAAAGATAGATTGAATCCAGAATTCTTTCTTCTTCGTCCGATAAAGGAAAAGAAAATAATAGTGTATGATGACATATTAACAACTGGCAGCACACTGCTTGCCACCTATGAGCTTTTAAAGGATAGAGAGCAGCTTCTTTTTCTCGTAGGAATAAATAACAAATGATATGGGAAAGCAAGAGAAACCATTAACATTCAAGCAAGAGAAATTCTGTAAATACTACGTTGATACAGAAGGTAATGCTAGTGAAGCATATAGGATGTCTTATGATGCGTCAAAGATGAAACCTGAAACGATTTGGAGTGCTGCTAGCAGATTGTTAGCCAATAGCAAGGTTAGTGCAAGGATAAGTGAGATTAAGCAACAGAGGGCGAAAGAGACTGAAGTAGAGAGGAAAACGGTCGAGAAGGTATTAATGGATATTGTACTCGCTGATCCCGATGATTTACATTATGTAGACCCTGTTACCGGGAAAACAAAGATGAGAAGTCCGTCCCAACTTCCAAAGCGCGCCCGTAATGCGTTGAAGAAGATTCAGAATAATAGAGGAGTGGTTAATTATGAGTTCAACGGCAAGACAGAAGCCGCCCGGATTCTTGGTGCCTGGAATGGATGGGAAGCCGATAAGAATGTCAACATCAAAGGTGGAGACGGAAATAAAGTCGGTGAACTTCGTATCGGATTTGAAGATAATGAGAATTCGGAAGAATAGAACAATTTGAACTGCAAAATCCGGTATTCATCCTACGGAGAAACCTTACTTTTAGAACAATATGGTTATAAATTATAAGAAGCTAAATCCTAACGGATTCTATCTATTGAAGTACTTGAATGATGAGACTATCCGTTTTATCATTCTCTATGGAGGTTCATCTTCCGGTAAGTCGTATAGTGTGGCACAAACAATACTGATACAGACATTACAGGATGGTGAGAACACTCTTGTCATGCGTAAGGTAGGAGCTTCTATTCTCAAAACCATTTATGAAGATTATAAGGTCGCTGCGATCGGTCTTGGCATCTCCCATTTGTTCAAATTTCAACAGAATACTATTAAATGTCTGGTAAATGGTGCGAAGATAGATTTCTCCGGTCTTGACGATCCGGAGAAGATAAAAGGTATCTCTAACTATAAGCGAGTTCAGTTAGAGGAATGGTCAGAGTTCGAGCATCCGGATTTCAAGCAGCTACGTAAGCGTTTGCGTGGTAAGAAAGGGCAGCAGATTATTTGTACCTTTAACCCGATCAGTGAAAGCCATTGGATAAAGAAAGAGTTTATTGATAAAGATAAATGGCATGATGTACCGATGACTGTTACCATTGCCGGCAAAGAGTTGCCGGAAGAACTTACCAAGGTCAAATCCGTAAGAAAGAACGCACCCAGGCAAATACTTAATCTTCGTACTAAGCAAATCGAGGAACAGGCCCCTAATACAGTTATTATCCAATCTACCTATTTGAATAATTTTTGGGTTGTTGGTAGTCCTGACGGTACGTATGGTTTCTATGATGAGCAATGTGTTGCCGACTTTGAGTATGATAGAGTTCACGATCCGGACTATTACAATGTGTACGCATTGGGAGAATGGGGTGTCATTCGTACCGGTAGTGAGTTCTTCGGTTCCTTCAATCGTGGCAAACATTCCGGTGAGCATAAGTATGTTCCGGACTTACCTATTCATATCTCTGTCGATAACAACGTGCTTCCGTATATCAGCGTATCATATTGGCAGGTCGATTTCACAACTGGTACCAAGGTTTGGCAATTCCATGAAACGTGTGCTGAAAGCCCCAACAATACAGTAAAGAAAGCTTCCAAACTTGTTGCAAAGTATCTGAAATCTATCCAATATTCTGATAGGTTATATGTACATGGTGATGCATCAACGAAAGCGGCAAACAGCATTGACGATGAGAAGCGTTCCTGGATGGACTTATTCATAGATACATTGCAGAAAGAAGGATTCGAGATTGAAGATAAGGTAGGCAACAAGAATCCGAGTGTTGCCATGACCGGTGAGTTTATCAATGCTATCTTTGATTGTACTGTTCCCGGTATAGAGATACACATTGACGAATCATGTTCGGTATCTATTGAGGACTACATGAGCGTACAGAAAGATGCTAACGGTGCCATTCTTAAAACTAAGGTCAAGAATAAAACTACCTTGCAGACTTATGAGGAGCACGGACACCTGTCTGATACGTTCCGATATGTCGTTGTGGATTTGTGTAGTGAGCAGTATATAGAGTTTAGTAACCGGCGAAAAAGAAACTTGTATGCTTGTAATGGCACTATTAATTTCTTCAATCCAGATACCGAATGTAAATACACTAAGAAGATTCTATATGTGATGCCGAATGTTAATGGGAAATTTGTCCTTATACAAGCGTTTAGATGTGGAAATAAATGGCATGTTGTTGATGTCGTATTTATGGATACTACTTCAACAGAAGATATACGTTCTTCTATTTTGTCCCATGAATCTGATTCATGTGTAATTGAATGTACAGATGCTTATTTCCCTTTTATCCGGGAACTCCGTTCTAGTACAAACAAGGAGATTCGTGTAATGAAAGAGTTTCCGGATGTAGATAAGCGTATTGCTGCAACATCTGATTATGTGAAAAATAGTATTCTTTTTTCTGCATCAAAAGTAGAATCTGATACGGAATATGTTGCCTTCATGAATAATCTGATGGACTATAATAAAGATAGTGAAACAAAAGAGGCCAGTGCTGTTTTGAGTGGGCTAGTACAGTTCGTTGTAAAATTAGGTTTGAATTGAATTGCGTTATATGTGATTGAAAATAAGGATGTTGTATTGTTGATATTATGTTTTCGTAATTTCAAGATTTTAGTGTTTTGGAAAACGGTTTTCCTTTTTACTTAGTTTTGCTCAAAAAGGAACCCAATGAATATTTTTTTTGATAATCTATTTGGAAAGAAATCTAAGACTAAAGGTGAAGTTGAAATAGTTACTTCATCTGAAAATAAGGATATAGATACTCAAAGTGGCAAGGCTGAAAAATGGTCAGTTGCATACATTGAGGACCTTACTAGTCCTATTGTAGCGGGCAGTAACTATCTAACGCTATTCAGTACGATACCTGAAGTCTTTTTCCCGATCGATTATATTGCATCGCGAATTGCAGGTGCTAATTTTCAATTGAAGAAAACTAAGGATGACAGTATAGTATGGGCGAATAAACGAATGAATGGCATACTTAGTCGTCCTAATTGTTTGATGCGTTGGAAAGAATTGATTTATCAGCACCATATTTATAAATTGTGTACAGGGAATAGCTTTATTCGTGCCGCTATGCCTGATGTCTTTTCTACAGCTGAAAAATGGAGATATTGCGATAATTATTGGGTGCTACCTTCTGATAAGACTATTGTAGAACCTGTTTACGGGAATATACCATTGTTTGGCATTGCCCAAACAGAAGATATTATTCGTAGCTATCGTTTGGAGTATGGTTGGAATGGTAGTTTGGAAATTCCTCCATACCAAATATGGCATGATAGAGACGGAAGTGCAGAGTTCTATTCAGGGGCTATGTTCTTGAAGTCCAAAAGTCGTCTTGCTTCCCAAAATAAGCCAATGTCAAATCTAATAGCTGTATATGAAGCTAGAAATGTGATTTATGTAAAGCGGGGTGGATTGGGCTTTATTGTAAGTAAGAAAACTGATGCTACCGGTTCAATAGCGTTGACTGACGATGAAAAGGAACAGCTTTTGAAGCAAAATTTTGAGAAGTATGGTGTAAGGAAGGGCCAGGTACCTTATGGTATTTCAGATGCAGACATTGACTTTGTTCGTACTAATCTTTCTATTGCAGAGTTACAGCCGTTTGAAGAGACTTTGGCTGATGCAATAAATATTGCAGGGGCATACGGCATCCCTGCCGTTCTTGTTCCGCGAAAAGACCAGTCCACATTTAGCAATCAGGCTACTGCTGAAAAGAGCGTATATTGTTCAACTGTTATTCCTATGGCCAAACAATTCTGCAAGGATTTTACAGCTTTCCTTGGTCTTGAAGGAGGGGGATATTATTTGGATTGTGATTTCTCTGATGTTGATTGTTTGCAGGAAGGATTGAAAGAATCCGAAGACGTAAAGACAAATATAAATAAACGTTGTCGTGAACAATTCTCATGTGGGCTTATAACACTCAATGACTGGCGTGCCCAAATAGGCGAAAGTATGATAGAAAATCCCTTGTTTGACAAATTGAAATTTGATATGTCAGATGAGGAACTGGATAAAGTAAATCGAGTTTTTAACACTAAAAGTGGAGATGAAAAAGATGGAAGAGAAAATCAAAAGCCTTCAGTACAAGACAAAGGCAAATGATGTTGATGAGAAGGGTATCGTTACCGTTGCGGTGAACGGTATCGGTGTGAAGGACTCACAAAATGACATATCTATGCCCGGCTCATTCAATAAGACATTGAAAGAAAATATTGGTCGGATGCGTTGGTTCCTGAATCATCGTACAGACCAGTTGTTAGGTGTTCCGTTGAGTGGTAAGGAAACAGAAGGTAATTTGGTTATGGTCGGTCAGTTAAATCTTGAAAAACAGATTGGCCGTGATACGTTAGCTGATTATAAGCTGTTTGCAGAGAATGGAAGAACCCTAGAACACTCTATCGGAGTAAAAGCCATCAAAAGGGATTCTATCGATCCTTGTAAGGTGCTTGAATGGCGTATGATGGAATATTCAACATTGACAAGTTGGGGGAGTAATCCACAGACGTTCCTTGTGAATATCAAGTCTGCTACTGCTGACCAGGTAAAGGAAGCTGTTGATTTCGTCCGGAAAGCGTTCTTGCAGCATGGATATAGTGATGAACGTTTAAAAGGATACGATATGGAATTAAGTTTATTACTGAAGAGCCTCAACGGTGGTGCCGTTGTCTCATGTCCTCATTGTGGTTATCAATTTGATTATGATGCAGAAACAGAGCATACCTTTGCCCAACAGGTATTAGATTATGCTGCTGATTATCAGAGATGGATAACACAGGACATTGTAAGGGAAGAAATGGAGAAGCTCACTCCGGAGATTAGAACCCAAGTAATTTCTCTTATTGATTCTGTCAAATCAGAAAAGAAAGAATTTACTCAAAAGGGTCTACAAGACCTTATGAATTATGTAAGATGTCCCCACTGTTGGGGAAAAGTATATCGTTCGAATGCTATTCTGCAAAACACTTCTGAAAATACCACCGGAAAAAATGAGCCGTCTGTTGACACTCAAGAAAAGAATGACGGGGAAAATGGGAACGATGAAGTAACGATTAAAGCCGCTGATAATGGCACTTTACTCGATTTCAAGAGTTTGAATAGCTGTTTCGAGAATAAATAACTTAAAATTTAAATTTTATGCCTAAAAAATTTACAGTATCAGATTTTAATCTGAAAACAGACGGTCTGCCGGCAGAACAGAAAACTTTCATGGAAAACATTGTCGGCATGATGTGTGAAGTAGTTAACAAGTCACTTGAAGGATTTGCCTCACCGGAGGAGGTAACGAAACAGTTTGGTGACATCAATAATCTATTGAAAGCCTATGATGGAGAAAAGTTCCAGCAATTGGTAAAGGACAACGAGCAACTTGTAGAACAAGTTAAAACTCTAGGTGAAAGTATCGAGAAAATGAAGCAGAAAGGTCTTTCTATGGATACTATCAACAAGTTCGATGAGAAGTTGAACGAGATGCTTGATTCTGAAAAATTCAGAGATTTCGCAGAAGGAAAAACACGCAAATCAGGAGAATTTGACGGCTTCTCCTTGAAAGATGTCGTTTCCATGACTGACAATTACACCGGTGATTTGTTGATTACTCAACAACAGAAACGTGTTGTGACTCAGGTTGCCAACAAAAAGTTGCATATGCGTGATGTATTAACGACGTTGACTGCTGATCCTGCATACCCTCAACTTGCCTATGCACAAGTATATGCTTTCAACCGCAATGCCCGTTTTGTAACAGAGAATGGGCGTTTGCCTGAATCAAGCATCAAGGTAAAAGAGATACAGACAGGAACTAAGCGCCTTGGTACTCATATCCGTATCTCAAAACGTATGTTGAAATCAAGAGTGTACATTCGTTCCTACATCTTGAACATGCTTCCTGAAGCTGTTTGGATGGCAGAAGACTGGAACATCTTGTTTGGTGACGGTAATGGTGAGAATTTGCTTGGTATTATTAATAATACTGGGGTGACTTCTGTAGAGAAGATTATCAGTACAGCCATTGTTACAGGTGCCGCCGGTGCTGTAAAAGCTATTACCGGATATAACGGTGATAAGGATGTGATTGTAGAGTTTGCAGAACCACAGGATTTGATTCTTGATGGAATGAGTATCACGTTCGCTGGTGCCGCTGTTCTTACAGAACTGAACAAAACACACGCTCTTGTGAAAATGGAAGATGGTCGTATCCTTATTCCTGGTGTCGCGTTCTCCGGTGCTGAAACGGCTACGGATAAAATGACATTCAGTGTTCATGAAGCCGGCTTTAAGAACATTGAGGAACCCAACTCTGAAGATGTAGTGAAAACAGCTTTCGCCGCAATGACATATGCCCAGTATTTTCCGAATGCTATTATTCTTAATCCAATGACTGTTAACGGTATGGAATCAGAAAAAGATACGACAGGACGTAATCTTGGTATCGTTAAAATGGTTGATGGGGTGAAATATATTGCCGGTCGTCCGATTATCGAGTATGGTGGTATTCTTCCAGGTAAGTATCTTTTAGGTGACTTTAACCAAGCCGCAAATTTGGTTGATTATACCACTTTGACACTTGAATGGGCTGAAGATGTGGAGACCAAGCTTTGCAATGAGGTTGTGCTGATGGCACAAGAAGAAGTTATCTTCCCGATTTATATGCCGTGGGCTTTCGCTTATGGGGATTTGGCCGCATTGAAGACTGCAATAACTAAAGCGTAGGATTATGGATTACATACTTAGAGGTAACGATAAGGATGTAACCAATGTGCTTAAAGAGCAACGCATTCGGATTAATAGAGGGATGATTCAACTCATCCCTATTTCCGAATGTGGTCTTGTTACAGAAGAAGATGCCCGAAAGACATTGGAATGTATGCTTGCAGAAAAAAATGAAGAGATTGGCAGGCTTACTGCATCCATTGCAGAGAAAGATAAGACAATTGTTGAACTGACAGAAGAGCGTGAAACAATGAAAGCTCGCATTGCAGAACTTGAAGTACAGGTGCCTTCTGATGAAAAGAATCTTCCGGTTGCCGATTCAAAAGATTTGCAAGAGGAAGATGCCAAGGAGGTAACTGTTACAGATGATAAAGCCGTTTCCGTAGAAGATGAAAAGAAAACCGGGAAAGGCAAGACTTCTAAATAACTATCGCTATGTTGATTGATGTTTCATATTTTATGTCAGGTCCCAGGCATATTGAGAATGTTTCGGTCGCTGAAATGCCTTCGCCCCAATCTCTTGCTGTGAATGAGGTGATAAATGGGTATATTAAGGCATTTCAGCCCGAATTTCTCCGGAATGTTGTTGGTGTGACTCTTTCCCAAGCTATCACAGATTATTTGGAGCTTATTGAACGGGAAAAGGAAGATTCTTCAGATGAAGTTGATATTTCAGAAGAGAAGGAAGCCCCCCAGTCCGGATATGCAGTATTATGCGAGAAGCTGTGTGAACCGTTCGCTGACTATGTCTTTTATCATATTCTTCGTGACGCAAACACCCAGGCTACAATAACCGGACTTGTCCGTTTGAAATGTGCTAATGAATATATAGCTCCTTTGAAGAGACAAGTAAGCACATGGAATAGCATGGTAGAGAAGAATAAACAGTTTGTTGAATGGGCTATGTCGAATGATTGTCCTTTCGATGTGAAAATAACCAAGAATCTTTTGACCCCAATTAATGCTTTCAATTTATGATAGATTTAGATATAACAGAACTGTTTGAGGAGATTGTAAAGGAACTTCCAGAAGGGCTTGAAATTCTCTATCCAAATGGGAAAGGGGGAACTAAAGTTATGAAGTCACCAAGGTTGAATTACATCTTCGGTAGCAGTCAATATATCAAAGATATTTTAGATGAATACAGTAAGTCTTCTGCCCAGTCTGAAAGGAAGTTTCCATTAGTTGCACTATTCACTCCAATTAGTGAGGATAGAGGTGATGCGGATTATTTTTCAAAAGCAAAGGTTTCGTTAATTATAGCATGTTCTTCTTGTAAAGAGTGGAGCAATGAGATGCGCAGAACCACATCTTTTAAAAATATCCTTCGGCCAATCTATAAACGTTTATTGGAAGTATTATATGAAGATTCTCGGTTCGACTGCGACTATGACGAAAAAGTGAAACATAGTTATTCAGAAAACTATTCATATGGCAGATACGGAGCCTATACAGATTCCGGTGAGGCTGTGAGCGAGCCGATTGATGCCATAAATATACGCTCGATGGAAATAAAAATTAATAATCTTAATTGTAGAAGAAAATGAGAAAGATTAGAACGTGTAAGGGTTCCCGGATGAACACTGGTAGTTCTGCTTGTAGCATTGACTGGAAAAAGGTCAAAGGTGCTATCTTGACAGAACATGGTGTCAAACTCCCTGCTGATATAACAGGTGAGAAGTTGCTCGAATTGTGCCATGCAGACCGTCCCGGGCGTATTTACCCTATTTTGCCATTCCTGGAGTATGCCAAGAATGGTGGAGAGCCTCAAGTTAATCCTGTAGGGTACGGTGCAAGTGAATACAACGGGCTTAGCGCTCAAACAGACACCTTCACTTTGAAGAAATTTGATGAGGTTTTGAATGCCCAGCTTCTGAAATGTGCCAATAAAGGATGGGACGTTTACTTTTGGAATCAGGATAATATGTTGATCGGTTATAATGATGACACTGATATCCTTGCCGGTATTCCGATGTCTACTGTTTACCCGACCGTGACACAGTACCCGACCAGTAGTGCTAAGTCTGCGATGACTGTTAGTTTTTCACATGAAGATGTGGAAGACAGCCAATTGCACTTTGACTACGTACAGTTAGACTTCAATCCCAAGAATTTCGTTAAAGGCTTGGTTGATGTTGTGTTTCAAAAGTTGGAGGCCGAAAATACTTACAAAATAGTTGAAGTTGTTGGTGGTTATGACCGTACAGAAGAATTTGGCAGTCTTATTGCTGATGGTGCTGCTGAAGTTATGAATAACGTAACTTCTGCTACATATTCGGATGGTATCATTACCATTGTTCCTAAAGCCGGGGCGGTTCCTTCGTTGAAAGCTCCTTCTGTATTGTATGAAAAAGGAATCAGAGGTATCGAGCAGGTGTCATGAAGGTAGATAATGTTACGTTCGTCGAGGTTGCTGTGAAGGGCATGACGAAGGAAGAGTTTATTAATGCGCACATTAAAGTCGTGTGGCAGGAACTGAAGGAAGCTGACCGCAAGAAGAAGCTCTCGGAAGTGTACGATGCGATAACTAAGTAACCGACGGGCTGGGGTGTGATTACAGCCCGGCCCGTTATATTTTTACTGTATGGCAGATTTTGATGAATTACATAGAGTTATTCATTCCATTGCATCCGGGTTTGAAGAGGAATGTATTAGGTGTATGGAAGAACATAAGAATGTGCTCGTTGATTGCATTCAGGAGCAATTATATTCCGGTCTGGACGGTACTGAACATCTATTGAATCCTGATTATGATACTGACACCTATTTTAACGAGCCCGGTCCCTGGCAGAACCGTGCGGAACAATATAAACGATGGAAGGAGAGGATAACTCCACCTCTTAGAAGTGAGATGCTTTATTTGCCACCGCGTCCGGTTGAGGTACCTAACCTCTTTATTACTGGTACTTTCTATGATAGCATAACTGCCGATAGAATTGATTCCGGGCTTCGATTCTCAACGAAAGGATTTACGGACGGTAGTTCTATTGAGAAGAAATACGGTGAGCAGATTTTAGGCATTGGTGATACAGCTAAAGAGTACTTTAATATTATGTATCTCCGTCCCTGGATGGAACGTTTCTTTTCAGAATGTGGATATCGGTAGAAAATGGCTTGTAGTTGCGAAATAAAAAAGATGCAGAGTGAACTGGAACGTATCAGTGATCTTGCAAAGAAAGCAGCTGTCTTGGATGGTTGCATGTATGTCGTTTATCAGAAAGAAGATGGTACCTATGCTTTTGATAAACTAGGAGTTGAGATAAAAGGAAAGATTGTTGAATATAGACATTACCTGTAATTATGGCAGATTTAAAATTAAAAGATTTCGTTGATGAGAACGATTTGCAGAAATTGGTGGAGCTTGATAATACTATTGAGCGTGTGAGGGCTGATTATGTTAATGCGGCCAAAGAATTAGCAAAAGGTTTGAAACTAAATGTAGAAGGCGTTGCTGATCTTGAAAAGTTGAGTAATCTTTATAATACTCAAGCAAAAACGGCTGGTTCTGCATCTGCTGAATTAACCGAGGCTCTTAGAAAACAGTCTGAAATAACTCAAACTGTCAGTAAGAAGATAGAGGAAAAGCTAAATGTAGAGAAATTATCTGCTGCTGAATTGAAGAAACTAACCAAGGCAAACTCGGATAATGCTGCGTCCTTGGAAAAGGTTGCTAAAGCGGAAGCTAACTTGACAAAAGCGCAGAATGCCGGTAATACTACTCGTAAGAAAGCTGTTTTATCTGAAGAAGAACGTTTAAAACTTATCAGAACTGCTATTACCTTGACTAATCAGGAAGTACATAGCCGTTCACAAGCAAAGGAAATGAATAAGCAGCTGCAAAAGGCTGTTGATGTTTTGAAAGATACGGATGAAAACTATATTCGTACACTTGCCCGTCTTAATTCTACTATTGGAATCAACACTGATTACATAAAGCGAAATTCCGATCGATATAGTCAACAGAAAATGACAATTGGTGCATACCGGGAAGAAGTGAAGGCTGCATGGGTTGAGATACAGAACGGTAATAAGTCCATGCAGAATATGGGTATTATTGCCCGGAATGCAGGAAGGATGCTTAAAACGGAGATGGCTCCTGGGCTAAGCCAAGTTAGTGCAGGATTGAAAGGATGGGCTGCTGGATATATTGGTGCACAAGCTGTTGTTGGAGGGATTGTTAAGATGTTTACGCAACTGCGTGAAGGTGTTGGTTCCATTGTTGAATTTGAATTTGCTAATAGCAAACTTGCAGCGATTTTAGGTACGACGGCTGACAATATTAAAGAATTAACCACTGATGCGCGTCAATTAGGAGCAACAACGAAATATACAGCTGCACAAGCTACTGAACTACAGATAGAATTAGCCAAATTAGGTTTTACACGTCGTGAAATATTAGATTCGACAGGTGCCATCTTACGATTCGCACAAGCAACTGGAGCTGAACTTTCGGATGCAGCCGCATTGTCTGGTGCTGCATTGAGAATGTTTAATGCTAGCACTAAAGAAACAGAACGTTATGTATCTGCTATGGCTGTTGCTACATCAAAGAGTGCCTTATCTTTTTCTTACCTAGCTACTGCCTTGCCTATTGTTGGTCCGGTTGCAAAGGCATTCAATTTCCAAATAGAAGATACTTTGGCATTGTTAGGAAAGCTTGCAGATGCAGGTTTTGATGCTTCAATGTCTGCAACAGCCACTCGTAATATTTTGTTGAATTTGGCTGATGGCAATGGCAAATTAGCTAAAGCACTTGGAGAACCTGTAAAAACATTGCCTGAGTTGGTTGTTGGCTTAAAGAAACTGAAAGAACAAGGTGTAGATTTGAATACAACTTTAGAATTAACAGATAAACGGAGTGTCGCCGCTTTCAATGCTTTTCTTACAGCTTCTGATAAAATTGTTCCATTGAGGGACCAAATTACAGGCGTGGATAAAGAACTAGCAGATATGGCAGATACCATGAGTAACAATGTTAAAGGTTCTATTGCGGGACTTTCTTCTGCGTGGGAAGCATTTATGTTATCCTTCTATGATTCCAAGGGTATAATGAAGGATGTCCTGGATTTTATGGCAAGAGGGTTGAGGAATGTTGCTACACAGTTGAAGGGGTATTCTGAATTACAAGATGAAGCAGACAATAAGGCTGTTGCCTTTGCACAGAAAGAGATGATGAAATCTGATATTTTGGAGAAGAATGCTAGAAATATGCAGAGATTGTATAAAGAATATATAAATTCAGGAATGTCTGCTGATGAGGCGGCTAAAAAGGCTAAAGAAGATTATATTGAAACATTGAAGTCTCGTTTGGAATATGAAAATAGTGATTATCAATTAGCTATAGATAATCGTAAGAAATTGGAAGGAGAATTGAAAGACAGGGGATTCTTTACAATTCTGACCTCATGGAGACGCACAAATAATGTCATTAAAGATGAGATCGATGTTGCAACTAAAGCTGCTGCAGGTAAGAAGGCTATTTCATCAATAACAGAATCTCTTATTGAACAACTTGATACCATTGATTTGAAAGAGAATGGTGGTACAAAGGGGAATTCAGTAAAGGTACTTACTGATAAAGAAAAACGTGAACAGGAAAAAGCTCTCAAAGAGAAACTGAAAATTCATGAAACTTATCAGGAGTCTGAACTAGCTCTTATGGATGAGGGACTGGAGAAAGAACTTGCTAAAATTGGTGTTGCTTACTCGAAGAAGATTGCTGCCGTCAAGGGTAATAGCAAAGAGGAAATTGCTACACGTCAGAATTTAGCTAAGGAAATGCAGGAAAAGCTGGATGAGTTTACTATTAAGTATAATTCTGATCGTGAGAAGAAGGATGTTGAGAACGCTCTTGCTGTTGTAAAAAAGGGGTCCCAGGAAGAACTTGATTTGAAATTGCACCAGTTGGAATTGCAACGTGAAGCAGAAATTGATGCAGCAGAGAAAACAGGTGAAGATGTTTTTCTCATTGACGACAAATATGCAAAAAAGAAACAAGAACTTTACGAAAGACATGCATCCGATCAGGTGCAATTAATAGCAGAGAATGCAGCGCATGAGCAGGAAATCCGGGATGCTGCATATGTTATGGATACGCTTGCTCTTAAAAAACAGTTAGCTTCTAAGGAAATAACCCAGCAAGAGTATGCAGAACTTGAGTATCAGTTAAAATTAGATTATGTACGTAAAACAACCGAAGCTGCAATTGATGCGTTGGAGTTGGAACTTCGAAACGAAAATTTGAGTGCAGAGGATAGGGCTAAGATCGCAGAGCAGTTACAGAAATTGAAAGCGGACCTTTCCCAGCAAGAAGCAGAAACGGAAATAGATGCTATCAATAAAGTTACTAAAGCGGATGAGAAAGCACAGAAAGAACGTCAGAGGAATCTGAAAAAATGGCTTCAAACTGCATCTCAAGCAGTGGGTGCTATTGGTGATCTAGTCTCTACTATTTATGATGGTCAGATTCAGAAAATAGAAGAAGAGCAGGAAGCTAATGATGAGAAATATGATAAGGATGTAGAACGAATACAGAATCTAGCTGATTCGGGAGCAATCTCCGAAGAAGAAGCAGAAGCTCGTAAGCGTGCGGCCAAGGAAAGAACTGAAGCTAAGAATGCTGAACTTGAAAAACAAAAACAAGAAATGGCACGTAAACAAGCCATTTGGGAAAAGGCGACTAGTGTCGCTCAAGCTGGAATAGCCACTGCACTGGCAATAACTGAAGCTTTACCGAATATTCCTTTATCTATTGTTATTGGTGCCATGGGAGCAATTCAGGTTGCAACTATTCTTGCAACTCCTATTCCTTCCTATGCAGACGGTACTCAAGGTAATGATAGGCATCCCGGCGGTACCGCTTTAGTTGGTGATGCCGGTAAACATGAAGTTATCATGTATTCTGGAAAAGCATGGATTACTCCTGATACTCCAACTTTAGTTGATATTCCTAAAGGTGCGCAAGTCTTTCCTGATGTTGATAAGGTAGATATCTCTAATTTTGATATACCGGATTGGGACTTTCCCACATTTTCACCGACATATTTTGCATCTTCTTCCGGTGACACCATTGTTTTCAATGATTATTCCCGGTTAGAAAAAAGGGTTGATAGAACAAATTTCCTTTTGATGAAGAGTCTAAAAATGCAACGCCAAGATGCTTCTAACCGTGAATTTGAACTGTATAAGTTATCTAAACTGAAATAGCCATGATTGAAAGATTAAATCAGATAACATTGAGTGATTTCATTGAACTTTCATGCGGAAACTATGCTTGTTTGCTTTCGGACTGCAAATCTATGTCCGAAAGCACGCTTAAAGAAATAGCGTCTAAATTACTTGTCGAATACAGAAGTATTGTTAATCCTTCAAATATGAAGGCTATGGTAATGGACAAAGAGGATATGCTGAAAGAACGTGCCAAACTATTGAGTCTTCGTATTTGTCAGGCTCTTGTTTCTCTTGGCTTTTATGATGATGTTCGTCAGGTATTGGGTCAACTAAATGTAGATACCCGAAATATGAGTGATGAGCAAGTTATATCGAAGCTTGATTATTTACTTCATTCTGCAATTTTTGAGCAAAAACGGAATGAGGAGAGACGCAGTGAGGAACATAAAGGAAGTAAGGCTACTCCTGAACAAATTCGTTCTTCTTTTGATGCAGAGATTGCTTTTCTAATGACATTCTTTAAAATGAGTATTGATTCCCGCGTAATTAATGCTGCTGTTTATGCGAATATCGTTCATCAAGCTGATGTTGAAATATCGATCAGAAAAAGAAGTACATGATAATATTGGTACTACATATATGCTGTAATTCGATTAATTTTTAATTAAAGCGAATTATTTCATACAGTCGTTTGTACATCTCCTTTAGAATCACAAACGACTTTTTTATGAATAGAAAAAACAGCATCCATTGTATAAATAGGCATTTATACAATGTTTTATTGTCAGAATTACGTACATTAGAGACGAAGTGTAATCGGATAACAGCAGAAGTGTCCGAGGTAAAAAAAATGATTGCCTTATTGCCCCCCGATATAGGCACTCTTATTAGTTCAATCGAGCGTTCTGCTAAGGAAATGCACGAACAAAGTATCATGCACCGGAAATATGTGGAAAGGTGCATTAATGGCGAACCGAAGATACACCTAATAAGGAGGGCTGACAATGGACTTTGAAAAGGAATTATCAGAAATATATCCTTGGATATTAAAGGTGGCAAGAAAATTCTGCTGTTCCATGCAAGATGCTGAAGACTTAGCCGGTGATACAGTTTATAAGCTACTTGTGAATCGTGATAAATTTGATTGTTCTAAACCACTTCAACCGTGGTGCCTTATTATAATGAGGAATACTTATATAATAAGATACAATAGAAATTCCCTTATACATTTTACAGGGCTTGATATGGTAGACGGAAGTGCCATTTCTAACTGTACAGCTCATTCAATACTGTTTGATGATTTGGTTTCCACAATACAACGGTGTGCTAAAAAATCCCGTTGTATTGATAGTGTGATGTATTATGCTAGTGGGTATTCATATGATGAGATAAGTGAAATCCTAAACATTCCTGTTGGAACTGTAAGAAGTCGTATTTCTTCTGCTCGGAAGTTTATACTCCAAGAGATTTCTTATTAGTGAGTTAAATAAGTATGTCAAAAGTGACATCATATTGTCTCAAAAAAAGGATAGAAATACCATTCTTTTTGGTAGCTTTGTGTATTGATTTTGTATATTTAATATTGATATTTTATTTGTTTAATTTTAGAATTTAATGCACATGAAAGAAGGAACTATTATTCAAGCAATTGGAATTAATGATTGGGAAAATCAAACAGGTGGAGATTTCACAAATATTCCGTATGAGGATAGTATTATAAAGATTTCAATAGCTCCTCCCAAACATTTTACAATCCAAATTTATGAAAACAAAAAACTCATTCATAAATTTGTTTCACAGCCTATATCTTTTAAAAACAATGGTATGGTATTTATGGTTATTAAATGGGATGAAGTATCAGGGATTACATTTAGATTGGAGGATAAACAAATAGCTGATAGTAGCAAGCAAAATGCAATCGAAATTACACCTGTAAATCTTAATGTAAAACAGGCTTGGGTTTATAAAGAACCTAATATTAAAGATAAATGTTCTAAATGGATTGAATGGAGGAAAGAAAATTTCCCTAATCCACAAAGTGAAATTGAAAAAGATGAAATTTTAAAAGACAAAGAAGAACAAGTAGAAGAACTTCGGGACAAAATAATGGCGTTAATAGACCTCTATTATTCTGTATTTATATCCAATAAAAGATATCTACTATCATGTATATATTCTTTATTAAGAGCATTGTTGTTTTGGCCGAAAACATCCAATAAAAGAAAGATATATAAACCATTACTTATAAGAATAGCTGGTTTTGAAAATTTACCTCTTCCTGTTTATGCAATACCAAGTAAACTTGGAATAGAAAAATCTGACGAGCTTGTTCCCCATGTTATGTTTGAAAATCAAATAGCAAGTATTGATTTCAAAGATGATAGATTTGATATTATGGATATACAGGAATGGCTCGAACAACCTATAATTGTAGATACTGAAAAAGATGTATATAAAGTAAAAGACCTATTATTTGATTCTGCTAATAGTTGGGGAGCACATAGTGATGAAAGTGTTCCTTTCTTCTTAAACAGGGTAAAACGAATAGAAGTTTTGTCAGATGAATTTTTACTCAATATTATAAAGAATGTAACAGAGGTTACAATTGAATCAGGAAAGTTCGTTCTTAACAAGATAGAAAGGAAGTAAATTATGTATATCAATTCTATATTTCCCCAATAATGCAATTATGCTTAGAGAAACAATATTCGAAGCTTTAAAAAAAGAGGTGTAACACTAGTGGAACTTGCTAATCATTTATGGAGAACATAGAAAAGTCCTTTTTATATCTTGGTATAGATATTGTTTTGAAAAACAAATAGTTATATCATATTTTAGCAAAGCGTGATTTTCAAGAATTTAGCCAATCGGGAAACTGGTTGGCTTTTTCTATATATTTGCTCGTGAACGTTCAAAAGGAGTTAAAATGCTTTGTAAATATGTACTTACCGTTGATAGTATTTCCTATGATATTCCCAAATCTTGTATTCAGAATTGGGATGAAATAAAGTTTTCCCGTAAACGCTCCGGACTTGAAGGAATAACTAGAACCTTTACTTCAAAATTCCAGTTTGTGGGAGAAGCCTATGATCTCATATTGGAGGAGTATTTGAGCAAATACCTGGCTTCTAATGCTAGTATCACTGTTTATACTATAACTAATTCTCATACTTATGAAGAATTCTTCAGTTGCCGACTGGATTTCGGTTCATTGACCTATGATGGAAATGCTGTTTCTATTAATTCGATAGATGATAGTGTCGCTAATATCATAAAGGCTAACAAAGGAACGCAGTACGAATATTCGGTAGATGAGATAAAAGATGTATATCAGCTTTATTATGATTCTGTAAGTATGAATTATAGTCAACCGCATACATTAGGTGGTAATACTGTAGAAAATGATGCTTCTTTGCAATATATTGTAATTGACAAAGGAATATATGTAGAAGCTATAACATATTCGCTTCCCTTATATATTTCTGGTGGTGAACTTCCGTCACGGGATTCACCTCTTGAGTTTTATGATGCACCACAGGAATCGAAAGATGATCCAAATGTATTTGTTAAAGCCTTGTCCGACATTGATATAGTATTGAATTTTAGTTTTGAATACTATATCAGTTATAGTGATGCGTATACAACTAAAGCTGAAATTGTTCTAGGTGGGCGTTACGAAGATGGTCGTTTAGTCGAGTTGAAAAGATGGGGGTATAATAAGGGGGATGTTACTCCAAGTAATCTGAATGAATCCATCAAGATTCATCTGACTAAAGGGCAGGCTTTATTTTTTGATTTGAAGGTAACATTTAACAGAGTTAATGCTTCTACTGGCAATATTTATTTTCGTAATTTCAAATTTGAGACACGCTTTACTTCTCGAGCTAACCCTATCTATGTGGATGCAATAAGACCTATTGATGTGTTAAACCGATTGCTTAAAAGCATGAATGGTGGAAATGAAGGTATCTATGGTGAAATAGCTTCAGGTGTTGATGAAAGGTTAGATAATTGCGTGATATTAGCTGCTGAAAGTATTCGTGGAATCCCCCAAGCTAAGCTATATACTTCTTATACAAAGTTTAAAAACTGGATGGAAACAGTTTTTGGCTTTGTGCCTGTGATCAATGGTGTCACTGTTTTTTTTAAACACCGGGACAAATTGTTTAGTGATAACAATGTAAAGGATTTAAATAGCAGCTTTTCTAGTTTTGAGTATAAGGTTGATTCATCAAGAATATATTCTTTGGTTAGGGTAGGATATGATAAACAGGACTATGAAAGTATGAATGGTCGTGACGAATTCCGATTTACTACTGAATATACTACTGGCATTGATATAACTGATAATGTATTAGAGTTGATTAGCCCTTACCGTGCTGATGTTTATGGAATTGAATTCTTATCGCAAAAGAGAGGCCAAGATACAACGGATAGTGAAAGTGACAATGATGTGTTTTTTGTTTGTGCCAGTACTACATTACATGATAATGGCGGAGTACAAACATATAAAGAGTATAGGCTTATAAGGAGCGGTTGGGAAATAAGTGGTGTACTTGATCCTGAAACGATGTTTAATACCATGTATTGGCAAGGAGGCATATTGCAAGCAAATGCCGGCTATATTGGTATGTTCACTAAAAAACTATCTTATTCTTCTTCTGACGGTAATAGTGATGTTGTTGTCAATGGTATAGGAATGAAAGATGATTTTAACGTTGAAAGTGGTATTATAACTTGTGGAGATGTTTCATTCACAACTTATAATGAAGATATTCCACCAACAGATGATGAAACGATTAAAATCTTAAAAGATGATCTAGTTTACGAGGGCTACATCAAAGAGGTGAGTAGTACAGTTGAGAGAAACGAGGGAGTGAAGTATGATTTATTTGTCCGTTCAATAACAAAAGCCTAGAAATATGATTATAAGCCCGTTTACCCCACTGTTTTTTTCTCCGTCTACCGATAAATTTGGAGCGAAGAGTAAATATGTGCAATTATTCGCACGTACAGACAGGATTTTTGTTGAATTGATTTTGACAGCCAAAGAGCAGGAGCCTATAGTTTACATTAATAATCTTTTAAGTAATATATCTACACCTGTATCATTAAGCTCATGGAAGATGAATGATGATAAGATTCTTTATTTCTATAACATTTCATTGCTTCCATGTGGATACTATACTGTAACAGTTAATGGGAATACGAGTGAGATTTTTAAAGTTACGGACGATGAATGTGAGTTATCAGAAACCAGCCTTATTCAGTATTCAATGAAAGATAATAAGCAGCGTCTTGATGCTGTTTGGTGGATAGATGGGATGCAATACTTTTTTGATTTTCGCGTTCCTGGTGGTTTCAAAGATAACGGATGGACGTTCGGTGTGGATAATGAGCAGTTCGTGACCTCTGATGAGGATATTGTTGAGCTATTCAGCCACGAATATACAACAGTATTATTCACGCTTGGAAATGGGATGGGATGCCCTGTGTGGTTTGCTGAATTATTGAATCGTGTCTTATGCTGTAATTACGTCTACTTTGATGGTGTTCGATATACCAGAAAGGAAAGTAATGTTCCGGAACTTAACCAGCAAATAGAGGGATTGAAGAGTTTTGTGTTCAATCAAATGTTACAGAAGGTAAGAACGATGAATCCAGTTTTGGAATGGAATAACCAGCTTGCTATGAGGTGTGTACAAAGCGGTGCTTATAGGATAGCAGATGATGAAGGAATGCGTAGTATCAAGTATGGTTCAGAAAGTGAGGTTGCAGAGGTCGGAGCATATATCAATATGACTAAGGCTATTCCTAATACTGGAGTTTCTATTAATAGTGATACTATGGTTACTGTCAACAGTATTCATCACCCAGGTGTTGATGAAAATTCATATTGGGATTTGATTGCAATCAAGACGACTGACATAGATAACAAGTATATTGGTAGAAGAGGTTACGGTAAACTTACAGTTAATGGACTGGATAGACTAAAGAACGATTTGGACAACGGTTCGATAAATTTGCGTGCTGTACTATATAAAGGAGATTCGTATACTAACCTCATTGAAGGGAGTGTAATCAGTAGGGATGGTGTATGTGTCTTGAAAGGTATTAACGGTGGAGATATTGGTGCTCTGAAGGAGTTCCAACTTTATCTTGATAATGTCTATGATTGCGACATAGATAATCTTGGTATGACCATTGAGCTTGTATGGGTATATGAAAATGATTAAAAAAGAGAATTATGACAGAAACAGAAAAACAACAGATTATTAGCCTTGTGTTACAAGCGTTGAAGACAAACAGTCTTACAATAGAGCAACTGACTGATACAACAGAGCTATCCAAAGATATGTACGTTGAAGTTAGTGGCGGTCGGAAAATATCTATTGATTTACTTTCAAGTACCATTGCTAAAATGGTGAATGGTGATTTTGATGCATTAGTGGAGAATGTCAATAAGATTGCAAAAGATTTATCGGATGGAGACGCCGAGTTATTGAAACGTATAACAGGAGTGTCTGATAAATCCAATCCTTTGACTGACCCATTTAAAAGTATTGGCTCTTTTACTACTATTGGTAGCTTTAAAGATAAATTAAAAACAATGTATTCCGGGGATTCTTCTATTGGGAATTATCGGTGTATTTTGTCTGTTGATTCGTCTAAGATTCCTGTAAATATACAAATTGAACGGTTGGAGCTTAATAAGGTTTGTCAATCATTCACTTCGTGTATACAACTGGCTACCATGTCAGACAATGCTGAAGGTGTATATTTAGGTATAGTTTGTACAATCTCACGAATAGGTATTGTTTCCAATGAGAGTGTTACATGGGGCAAATGGACCTCTGTAATAAATGACTTTGAGGAAAGGATAGGAAAAGCGAACGGTATCGCTCCTTTGAACGAAGAAAGTAAAGTTCCTTCTGAATGTCTGCCTGAACCGTTGTCTCTTGGGGAAGGTGAAGAAGAAGCTTTCCCCGGCAACCGTGGAAAGTCTTTGGAAGATACAATGAAAAATATCCCTTCCGATATAATCAAACCGGGTTCTTTCTCCGTCCTGTCTGACGCTTCCTATCTCAATGTGTATTTTAAGAAAGTGTCCAAAACAACCGGTAAAGAAACGGATGACAGCTTCCGTCTGCCTTCCGCTACCCTTGAACAAGCCGGCCTTTTGTCCGCCGAGGATAAGCAAGCCCTTGAGGATATGAAGAGCGGCACGCCCGCTGACGATGTAACACACCCCATCGTCATTGTTGATGAGATCCGCCCAGTGAAAGACGGCTACTATACCCTTGAAACCGCTATTGCCGCCATTGTCTCCTATCAACAGGAATCTGGCGTCAAATATGAGCGAACGGGTCTCATCATTACTTACAAAACAGGCGAGTATGAAATGGAAACCCGGCAGTTCCAGGGTGCTGTGTCCGATTTTGCGACCCCTTCTCTTTGGAAACCCTTCGGGAATGGTGGTGGCGGTTCCGTTTTTGAAACTTCCGATGAACCGGCGGAAGGGGGAAAGGACGCCTTTTCAACTGGTGGCGCCTATGCCTATGTTCCGGCCAACCTCGACGTAAACGTGGAAACAGAAGGCATTGTAAAACTTCAGATGAAGAACGCTGCCGGTGAAACCCTTGGCGATGAAGTGCAGTTCGCTATCGGCACGGGTGGCGGCGGTCAAACTGGTGGTACCATTGTTGCCATTGCTTTCCAGTCGACACCTGTCTATGGTTCTTACGGCTCCACGCTACGAACCTTTGCCGCCATTCGTTCCGTGACCTCGAACGGTGTCGAATCCTCTGACAACCTGATTGAGAAACTGGAACTCGTAGACCGTGAAAGCGGGCTTACCGTCTGGACTGAAACCGTCAACAAAGCATCTTCCGGTGACATGAAGGACTTCTCCTTTGAACTGGACTTCACCACATACTTTACGGCTGCCGGTACTCGGAAATTCAAGCTGATAGCCACTGACGAGAGCGGCAACACCGGTTCCAAGAATGTCAATGTAACAGCTGTTGATATTACCTGTACCTGTGTGCAGGTGCTCAACTATACCCCTGAAACTCTGCTTACTCCGACAACTGAAAGTTTCAGCCTTCCACTCTATAAGTTCGTAAACAACACCTCTGATAAAGGTATCAGTGCCCAGGTTGACATCAAGATTAATGGTGAATGGCAATCCCTGTCTACCACCGTTGTAAATGACAACTACTCGCACTCCGTTGTAATCCGCCCCGCTTCCCTCGGCCTAGAACACGGTACCTATCCCTTGCGCATCCAAGGAACGGATGTCGCATCCGGAGTGAAAGGAAATGTCATCTACACGGCTGTCATGGTAATTGCCCCGAATAGTTCCACACCTCTTGTCGCCTTGAGATACGATGATAAAAACGGTGGAGTAGTCCGACTGTACGAAACCGTAGAACTTGATGTTGCCTGTTATGACCCGTTGGAAATGACTTCACCCGTCAGCGTGAAAGCCAATAACGTGCAGGTAACACAAATTGCTGCCAGTCGTAACAAAACCTATCAGGTCAAACAACAACTGCAGGGCTACAAGGCTGACGGCACCGATACGGTCAACTATACTGCCGTATGCAAGGACGTGACTAGCGAACCTGTCCGGGTGACAGTTAGCGGTTCCGCCATTGACGCCGCCATAAAAGAAGGCGCCATCTATAACTTTGACTTCTCATCCCGTACCAATCAGGAAACTGACCATAGCATTGTCAGCGGTAATTATGAAATGAAAGTGGACGGTGCCAACTGGACTACCAACGGTTTTGGCACATTCTTGGGTGAGAACTGCCTTCGCGTAGCCGAGAATGTGGGCGTGTCATTAAACCATGCCCCGTTTGCCGGCTCGTCCATCGAATCCAACGGTGCCGCCATCCAGTTCGCTTTCGCTTCCAAGAACGTGACCGATGATGATGCCCTGCTCCTTAGCTGCTATGACGAAACGTCCGGTGCCGGCTTCTATGTCACCGGCCGGGTGGTCGGCATCTTCTGTAACAATGGCGTTTCCCGTCGTGAAGAACGCGCCTATCGACAGGGTGAAAAGATAACCGTAGCCGTGGTTGTTGAACCTGCAAGCAACTACGTTGAACGTGACGGCACACGGTATTCCATGATGAAACTCTTCCTCAACGGTGAGGAAGTCGCCTGCCTTGGTTATGTTCCGGGCGGCGGCTCCCTGATTCAGACCAAGTATATAACGATGGACGGCAAACTGGGTGATTTGTATCTTTATTACATGATGGCCTGGAACTCCTATATGGAATGGGCACAGGCGTTCAAGAACTACCTTGTCCGTCTGACTGATACCGAGGTAATGGTGAAGGAATACGCCTTTGAGGACGTCCTTAAAAGCCAGACGGCCGAGGGTAGCACCCAAAGCCGCCCGTCGGCTGCCGAAATCTATTCACGCGGTATGCCTTACATTGTCGAATGCCCCTATGAAGGCTCCGATATAGAAGCACTGGACGGCACCACTTCCACCAGTACGAAGATATACATCACGCTCTATTACTTTGACCCCGAACGTCCGTGGCGTAACTTCAAGGCCGTGAGTGTCCAAACCCGCAACCAGGGAACCACCTCTGCCAAACGCCCGGTAAAGAATAAACGCTACTACCTCGCCAAGAGCAAAGGCAAAAACAAGGACACTCGAATCATACTACTTAATCCGGACGATACGACGGAGGAAGGACGCCGTGCAATAGCCTTGGCTGCCATCAACAAAGTACAGGTCGGTGATAATACAATCCCGGTCGATGTCATTACCGTAAAAGTCGATTACTCCGATTCCGGCAATGCGAACGACTGCGGCGCCTGTGAAATGATGAACGTTACATACCGTGCCTTGGGTGGTAACTATATGACACCTGTCCAACGTGCATTTGACGGAACATTTGACAGCGGTGACTTGCATATCGAAGGCTTGCAGATGAACCACTCCACCGCCAATCACCCGGTAGCCACCTATCGGTGTAAGGATGACAGCCTGCAAAACGTCTATTTCCATGCCAAAGGCAACTGGAAAGAAGACAAAGGGGAACAGTTCGCCCTCGGCTTCAAAGATATCCCCGGCTATAACAAAGGTTGCCTGAATTATGGTGACTTCATAGAGTTCTTCGGTACTCCTGACGAAACTTTAGACGCAATTGAGACACGCTTCAAACAGACTGACGGCCTCGATACGGACAGTGTGTACCTGCTTTCCCTGTATTGTGGCAGCTCATACCGGATAATGAGGTATCAGGATGGTGTCTGGAAAAAGCAGTCCGGTTCCATGAAGTATGAAAACGGTAAATGGAATGTCACCGGTGACGTCCTGAATCCGGTTGAAGGCTTCGAACTTCTTAACTACCAAGGTATGGACTGGTTTCAGGGCGTCGGTTCTGTTCAGGATATGATGGCCATGAAAACGGACAAGTCCTCATGGGTTCAAAAACTCGTGGATAACGGAACTATCTCTGCTGATACCTTCCCGGCATGGACTTACTACTTTGAATCGCTTGTCGATGATGACCAGCTCGCCATTGATTACGCTTTGGGTAAGAAAGTGCCGTATAACCTCTACCGATGGTTGCGCTTCTGTGATTCCTGCGATTACTCCAAAGGCGGGAACTGGCAAAGAACATGGAAGGAAAACCTGTATAAATACGCCTGTCCGGAAAGTGTCTTGAGTTATGACATCTTCACCGACTACCTTGCCGCCACGGATCAGCGTGCCAAGAATATGCAGCCGATGTGGTTCTTGGAAGAGTATGCTTCCGTAACAGACGGTGTGTACAGCTCCGAGGATGCCATGCGCATGTACCTGAATAAAATCTATGACTGCGATACGCTCAACAGCAAGGATAACGACGGTGGTTGCACGGTTGACGCCGAGGTGGATCCCAACCGGACGAGCGATGAAACATTCACTAACCCTTATGCCGGCTACGGCTCCGTTCTGTTTAATAACATCTATCTCCAACAAACAGTGTGGATTGACTCATCCGGTACGGAACTCTCCCTACGTACTGTTGCCGCCGCCATGCGTAACGTTCAGGCGACCATTGATGGCGTCACCCTGCACCCGTTCTCACCCGAAGGAGCTACGCATTTCTTCATTGACAAACGGCTCAAGAAATGGCAGAAACTGGTTAGTTCTTACGACGGTGAACGGAAATACATCTCCTATACAGCCACCTCTGACGCTATCTACTTTTATGCTCTGCAAGGTCTTGGACTTACTGCCCTTCCGTCTTTCATCGAAAGACGTTGGCGTATTCGTGACGGTTATTTCCAAACCGGTGATTTCTTCAGCGGTGTAATTTCCGGGCGCGTATCTTCCAAACCAAACGCCACCATCCGGATTGTCGCCGCTAAAAACGGTTACTTCGGTGTCGGCAATGACGCTAGCGGCAACCTTTCCGAAAGCTGCTTCCTTGAAGCGGGCGAAGAATATGTATTCACCAACTTCTCTCATGAGGAAGGCGCATTGCTATATATCTACCAGGCTGACCGCATGAAGCTGCTCGACCTGTCTGAAATCTCCCTGTCAAGTACGGTGAGCTTCTCCGCCATGCAACTTGTGGAAACCCTTATCTTGGGCTCTGACACCCATACGGAACAATCCATCGGTTCTTACGCACCGCTTACCTCGTTGAACTGCGGCGAAATGCCCTTCCTCGTATCACTCGATATCCGGAACACACAAATCGCTACGCTCGTCACCGACAAATGCCCACGTATCGCCCATATCAATGCGTCCGGCAGCAAACTGGAGAACATCACTCTTGCAGAGACTTCTCCGATTAATGACATCTCTCTTCCACCAACAATGACAAGCCTCCGTTTTGTCGGTCTTCCTGAACTGACCTATACCGGTCTTTCCGCCCCGTCCGGCCTGCAAATAGAATCCATGCCGAACGTCCAACGCCTGCGTCTTGAAACGTCGCCTAAACTTGACGCCATTCAGATGCTCCGTGACGTCCTCGCTTCACAAGCGGCATCCCGTAAGCTTTCCATGCTCCGTATCTCGAACATGACCCTGAAGGCTGACGGCTCCGAGCTTCTTGCCATTCTCGAATATGGAGTCGCCGGTATGGATGAGGACGGTAACAGACAGGATAAACCGGTAGTCAATGGCACGTATGAACTGACAGTTATCCGTGAAACGGATGAAATCGAATCCCTTGAATCCGGTATCGACGGCCTTGTCATCCTTACCGTCATAGATGCCTACATCGACCTGATCAACTGGTTCAATAATGAGTCTTATGGCGGGGAACCGTACTACGATAACGTAACGCTGGACAACATCAATGAAGTCCTTGAATATTATAACGGCGAAACCTACGAAGAATATCTCGAACGGTTTGCTGAAGACAATATGGATATTAATGATTTAATAAACAAGTAACTATGACTAATGAACAAAGCGCCACGCTGCTTCGCTTGAACAAACAGGCACAAGTAGCAGCACTGAACGCCGTTGGATTCTCGGATATCACCGAGAATTCCCGCGCATCTGAATTTGGACAACGTATCAAGTGGGCTGCCGGCCTGCTTGATTTGAATCTTGCCTGTAACCGCATCTCGGATAACTCCAAATGGTATTTCACCCGTGAGGAATGGGATTCCCTCACGGTTACCAACAAACAGTTGTTTATCAAACGCGGTCTTCGTATCCGGGCACATGGACACTCCTTCGTAATTTCCGCCCAGGAGTGCTATAATGCCGACATGACTACCACCTTCTACTGGGGCGGTCAGGGCAAAGCCATAGATGGCCTGAATCAAAAAGGCCTGGGCGCCATGTATGGCTGCTTCACGGGTGAGGAAGATACTGACCTCATTATCGCAACTCTGAAAGACCAAAATAATAGTGGTGTGATCGGTGCGCCAGCTGCCGAAGCCGCCCGTGCATACCGTGCCTACACTTTGGAAAGTGACGGTATCGAGGATGAATCCAACTGGTTCCTTCCTTCATCTGGCCAAATGCTTCTGATGTACCGCTACCGCGATAAAATCAATGAGATGATGCGTACCTTTTGGAGTAGTGACAGTATGCTGATGACTGATAAATACTACTGGTCATCAACAATTTGGGATACTAACTCCGCCTGGGCGTTCGAACTGAATACCGGGCGTATTACGAATCAAAACAAAAATTCAGCCCTTCTTCATGTGAGAGCTGTTGCTTCCGAATAGTATTAACTTAATATTATACAATAAAATGGATAAAAATATCGCCAACGCCATGCTTCTGCGCTTGAATAAACAAGACCAGATAGAAGCCTTAAAATCAATAGGTTTTACAACCGTGAATGAAAACACCCCCGCAAGCGACATCGCCAAATATATGCAATGGTCAGGTACGCTTCTTGACCTTTCTTTGGCTACGCTCCGGATTGAAGACGGTGAACAAGTCTTTTTCACGGCTTCCGAATGGAACTCCATGAGCGCGAATAATCGCTCCAAGTATATCCGTATCGGCATCCGACTTCGCGCCGAATGCCACCAGTTCATTATCGCCAAAAGCGACTGCGTTGACGCAGGCGGCAATAAAACGTTCAAATGGGGTGGCTACGGAACTGACCTACGCGGCCTGAAAAACTACGGCAGTGGTAACCAAGGACTCTATGATACCTTCGACGGCAAGGAAAATACCGATGTTATAATAGAAACCCTTGCAGGCGTCAAGGACACCCAGGGAACTGTCGGCGCCCCTGCCGCCGAAGTTGCCAGAGCCTATAAAGCCTGTACGCTTGAATCTGACGGAATTGAAGATACAACCGTGTGGAACCTGCCCGCACTGGGTGAACTTATGCTTATGGCC